TAACCGGACATGATGAACTTGAAAAGGGAGCCAGTACCAATGCTGAACGGATTGAAGGAATGAGATTACTTCATGAAGCTGGTTTTCCAACATTTACAAGTATTGAGCCAATTATTGATTTTGAAAGTAGTTTGAAAATGATTGAACAATCAGCACCATATTGTAATCTTTTTAAAATTGGATTATTGTCGGGTGGTAAATATAAGAAAAAAGAAGCATTTAAATTTATGTGCGATGTCATTCATCCTATTCGTGAGAATAATTCAAAGGTTTATTTTAAAGACAGTATTCTTGAATTAACTGGTAGGGGAAGGATTGAATTAAACACTTACGATTGCGTAACCCGTAAATACAATCTGTTCACCGGTGCCGACACCTGCATGGAAAAATGCGAAAGTTGCGAAAATGAATTCGACATTGAAGAGATGCATATGGACGATGCTGGCAACTGGTTTTGTCCGGAATGTTGGAAAGAGCTGGCACCGGTAATGAGAGCGGAATATGAAGAAATGGTACTTAAAGGCGAAATAGAAGCATAGTATGAAACAACTCAAAGAACGCCTTACAAACGACGTATTACTTGGCATTGCCACAGGTTTTATAGCAGGCACCATCACCATGACCGTCATTACACTTTGCCTGTTATCAGGTATCATCAATAAACTTCCGGACTTATGAATCCACCTTACAAAAAGAAACGACCAGACTTTAGAATAGCTATTATAGTATTCGTGGCGGTTGTAATTATTTCTTACTGGTATTTTTATATAACACAATGCTGACACATAATTTAATACATACTATAAATATCAATTAAATCAAACAATTTATGAAGACAAAAACAATTCAAATTAGTGACACCACGGCCAGGCAACTTTACAATGGTAATCCATCCGCGTTAAAATCTGCTTTAGAGGAAACCTTTGGGAAAGAGTTTTTCCAAAAACCAGTTGAGGAAAGAATTAACTCATTTGAAGATGTACTCAGTGAAACAGGTCGTCCTTCAGTACCTGATTTTAGTTGCGTACCTGAAGATTTACGTGATTTTTTTAAAGCTACTTATAAATGTGTAGTAATTGCTGAAGCTTTCAATGAAGGTGAAAGAATTGATATTTATAACTCTGATAAATACAGACATTATCCTTATTTTTTGAATAATGGTTCTGCTTCGGCGTTCGGTTTGTGCCATTCGGCTTACGTTTGTACGTATTCGGGTGCGGGTTCCGGTTCCCGCCTGAGTTTATTAAAATCAGAAAATGCAAAAATTGTCGGAGAGAAATTTAAAAACGAGTTTAGAGACATGTTATCACTTTAATAAATAAAAAGAATGGAAAAACAAGACAAATTGAAAAAAAAGAGACCGGAAACAACAGAAGAAGCATTTCAGTTAGCGGGTAGACCTGTTGTTGATTTTTCGAATGTACCAGAAGATTTACGTACCCACTTTGAAAATTACTACAAGGGTATAGTTATAACTGAAGCTTTGAATGAAAAGAAAAAACCCGATTGGGATAATTGGAAAGAGAAAAAATGGCGTGCATGGTTTAGAATGTCTGCTTCGGCGTTCGGTTTGCCCTTTACGCATTACGATGATGCGTATTCGATTGCGGGTTCCGGTTCCCGTCTGGTCAATTTTGACGAGGAAACGGCAGAGTATTCAGCCACTCAGTTTAAGGATGTTTGGAAAGAGATTCAAATAGGATAATAATTATGGGCTGTTTGTCTTCGCTGGTTCTGCTTCGGCGTTCGGTTTGAACAATACGAATTACGATAATACGAATTCGAATGCAGGTTCCAGTTCCCAACTGGTAATTAAAAGGACAAAGGCCTTGCTTCTTAGCAAAAAACGACTCATCTTTCACTGGTATTAGTATCCAACGAGAAAGTTCCATTTTTGAAAGCCAGGCATATGAAAAGAAAAACTGATTTATTTGACAAGGTAGTCACAAAAGACAATTTGATGCTTGCATACCAGAAAGCCCGGAGAGGTAAATCCGGGCAATATGGTGTAAAGATTTTCGAAAAAAATGTTGAGCGAAACATTGATCAATTGTATGACGAATTAATATCCGGAATTTATAAAACTTCAGTATACAGTGTTTTTAAAATTTACGAACCAAAGGAACGGGAAATTTTCAGACTTCCATTTAAAGACCGGGTCGTACATCATGCTATCATGAATATTTTAGAACCTGTATGGGTTTCAGTTTTCATTTCACACAGTTACGCTTGTATAAAAGGAAAAGGAATTCATGCTGTATTAAAGGATTTGAAAAGGGATTTAAATGACATTGAAAATACACAGTATTGTTTGAAACTTGATATTAAGAAGTTCTATCCAACGATTGATCATACAATACTGAAGTATATAATCAGAAAGAAGATAAAGGATAAACGGTTATTAAAATTGCTTGATGATATTATTGATAGTGCACCCGGTGCTCCGATCGGAAATTATCTGAGTCAATTTTTCGCAAACTTGTATTTAAGCTATTTCGATCACTACCTAAAGGAAGAAAAGAAAGTTAAGTACTATTACCGGTATGCAGATGATATGGTGATACTGGCACCTGATAAGCCCTATTTACATGCTTTATTGGTTGACATTAATGAATATCTGACTGAAAAATTAAATTTACAATTAAAAAGGAATTATCAAGTGTTTCCGGTAGAAGCTCGTGGAATTGATCTCGTTGGATATGTCTTCTACCATACGCATATTTTAATGCGAAAAATGATTAAAGTACGATTTTGCAGGAAGGCTGCAAAACTAAACAAGAAAGAACTGGATCCAAAAGAATATAAAATGCAGATTGCACCCCATTTAGGATGGGCGAAACATTGCAACTCGAAAAATTTACAAAAAAAGATACTTAAACATGAAGAAATTTTCTGACTTAGGAATAAAGCCTGAAGAAAAAAACATATTTCCGGTACAACAAATATCAATCACAGATGTCACAAATTGCGAAATAGAAGTTCTTGATTTTACACCGGGTGTAAAAACACCATTTGGAGAAGGCCGGTATGTTGTCAAAATTAAATATGAAAATATAGAACGTAAATTCTTTACCAATGCCAAACCAATTAAAGATGCACTGGATAAAGTAAACAAAACAGATTTTCCATTTACAACTACAATTAAACCTCAGAAATATGGCACTGGAAATAATAGAACATATCAATTCACATAATTATAATATGAAAACAGGAACTAAATCATTGTTGTATGGTGCTCATTGTTTTTTGTTGCACCCTGTATTTGTTGCGATAGCATGGATCAAGCTTTACGGTTTTCCGTGGGATCCTCGCATTTGGATAGCATTTTTTGTACATGACTTGGGATATTGGGGAAAACAGAATATGGATGGTCCGGAAGGAAAAATACATCCGGAACTGGGAGCTCGGATCATGCACTTTTTATTTGATGGATGGCAAACTGATAAATGCGTCAAATTATACGTTGACGAATGGGTACTTCAACTGTATTTAAATGCCGGTTGGAAAGTAACTAAAAAAACCATATCCCCCCACCCTATTTGGTTATACGAATTTGTAACACTCAAAAAACGAGTTCGTAAAACCACCTGGCAGGATTTCGCCCGTTACCATTCACGCTACTATACCAAAAAGAAAGGTGCCACACTTTCGAAATTGTGTTTTGCTGACAAACTATCCATAACATTGGTACCCGAATGGCTATATCTTCCTATGACCAATGCAACAGGCGAAATACTGGAATACATGGTACATGCTCAAAAAACAGGAAGTAACTGGACACCGGTATATGACCAAAAAATATGGTACAAACAACTTTGTGCGTATATGTACAAATGGGTATACGAACACAAGGAAACAGGGGAAGAAACGTGGTTAGAAGAACCCCAAGCCCCTAAAGGGGATGTGAAGAAAGAAACTGATCCGCTTCGATTGCTGCGGGAAGAAACTTTCAGCAACGAAGAAACCAACGAAATGACAGGAAGAATGATACGTAAAGAATATAAACAACAATTTTCAAATCAAGAAATACTATGTGGAACACAACCTACAGAAGAAATGAACAGTGTGAAGTTGTAGAAGCAACTCACGATTTTGGACAACAGGTAACCGTGGTTACCAATTTTGAAACAAACATGGCGCAACATAAACATGGCGAAATAGTAATTGCTGAATTTGAAATTGATCCGGCCATTGGCAAGTACACAACTTTTCTGAATAATTTAGATAATGAAGTAAACCCCTCAAAAAATTAATACAATGAAAAAAGATGAAGTAAAAGTAGTAGAGACAAGGAATACAGAGGAAAGATTCACCACATCTGAACTCAAAAAGATGATCAATAAATTCACAGTAAGCAGGGTATTGAAAACGTGGACTGAAGAATTTATTGATGAAGATACATCAGAAGTCGTGCCAATAGAACGTAATGAAGTGATTTTTGAGCGTGGCACCCTGATAGACCGGGATATTCTGGCACAACTTCAATTTCACATGGAATGTGGTGACGTGAAAGAAGTGGAAGTAAGCAACCAACGACGTGTGGCCTATCTATTGGAAAATACTTATCTACGTCCATTTATGGCCGTTGCGGATATTTCAAATAAGAAAACAAAGTTTATATTTTACGCTACAACTTTGACCACCGCATTACTACTCCTGAAGGATTACATTGAACTGAATTATATGTCAGGGTTTGTACTTACTTCTATACGTGAATTTGATACCGGTATTATTTTGATTGACAATCTAAAGAAAGAGATTCAAGGGGACAATCCGGACAATGAAGACGGAGAGAACAACGACGATCAAAAGAAGTTCTACCAGATAGATTTCAATGTAGAAGTAGAAGGGCAACAGATTTCAACCAATTCGGCTATTGTTCAGACCTATAATGTTGACCGTGGAATGATGCTTATCAATGATTATCTGATTAAAAACGAGAAGCGTAGATCGCAAGAAGCAAAGGAAAATAAAAGAGAGTATACTGAACAGGAATACACCACTACCATTGAATCAGCCAAGCCTATCCCGGTAGGTGTATATATTCCAAAAGAATTTTCGATGGCCTACTCAAACGAGTAATACCCAAACAGCACACTAAAACAGCACAGCCAGATACATAAAACGTATCTGGTAGCACACCCTACACGCCATTATGAACGAAACACTGGAATTAATCAGGGAAATAGAACTTGAAAAATGGTTAGCCAAACGCCGACCAGCACATGCATTGGTGCACGAGGTAACCGAACGCCGGCCGGAAGCAGTGGAGGAACTGCAGCAGCTTGAAAAAGATGGAGTGATACGCATAGGCGACACGATCAATCATCGGTATATAGAAATAGTGTACAGTAAAAAGTAAAAAGTATGAAAACCATTTATATATGTATTCCAATGCCGGTGTTCTGCGAACGTACACAACGTAAGAAGGCAGATTACTGGCAGAAACATTTCGAGCAGATAGGTTATACGGTTATCAATCCTTTCGAGTTGCGGGACCAGTTGGAGAAATGCCACCACTTAATAGCGAAATGCGACCCCATGGAACCTGAATACAAACGAGAACGGATGTGTAACCTGGAATTTAGCGACAAACTGTTTTTGTGCAGCGGATGGGCGCACGATGCAGACTGTATGGATGAAGTAGACCAGGGAATAAAATGTGGATTGAAGTTTGAGTTTCAGCAGTATGAGAATAAACCGAAATATTAATAGCAGAATAATATATGAAAACACATTTTTTAATCCCGATAAAAAATATTATTCACTCTGAAGCTGAATTTAAATCAGTAGAATTAGATCTAACCATTATTCCAAACATAGGAGAAGCAGTAATCTTGTCAGAAGAAGATGGAAACAGGGAGGTAGTATATATACTGCATAATTATGTTGATAATATCATTACGATACTTCTTAGTAACCGGACACATTAAACACATGGAATTATACATTGCACCACTACCACGAACCCGAAACCCCAAAAATGGAAGGATACTTCCGGGATTTATTCCCTATAACAAGGGTAAGAAGTGGGGAGAATACAAAGTATCTAAGAAAAGCCGTAAAAAGATACTGGCCAACCTGAGCGATGAAGGAAGGAAAAAGGGAACACTGGCCAGCAAACCAAGGTTATGTAAAAAAGTAGTAGGCATACTAAAAGGTGAGTTTATAGGTATGTTTGAAAGTGCTGCACAAGCGCAAATAAAGATCAAGGAAAAAGGAATTGCCATTAGTGCTACCAATATCCGGCATTGCTGCAAAGGACAACGACCAAGTGCCGGCGGGATTAAGTGGTTTTACGAGGCGGAGTATGAAGTGTGGAGTAAAGAAATTGTCTGAACTATGATTTATGTGATTAATATGGTTAAGAAAATGAGCGATATACAAATATTAGTAGGTGAAAGAATTAGGATGCTTGCTGAGAAGATAGATTTATCAATAACTTTTCTGGCATATGATTCGAACATAGACAGGAGCCATATTTCAAAGATCATTAACGGGCATGTAAATGTATCGATGGAGAGTTTGGAAATAATATGCACGGCGTTGGGGGTGAGTGTGAGTGAGTTTTTTAATGATGGGGTGTTTGAGAAAAATAATAATACAGAAAAATGACACGAACAGGAATAAAAGTACATGATCAGTTTTGCGGTGCGGGTGGAAGTTCGTGTGGCGTGAGATCGGCAGCTAGGAAATATGGAAATGGACAGATAGAAATATCCCTGGCAATGAATCATTGGAAACTTGCCATAGAGACTCATGCTACTAATTTTCCTGATACGGACCATGATTGCGCGGATATGTCGGCGGTCGATCCACGAAGATACACGCATGCAGACATTTTAATCACATCGCCGGAATGTACGAACCATTCTCTGGCAAAAGGAGTAAAACGGAAATATCAGGATACGAATACTCTTTTTGGTAATTTACTGATTGACCCATCGGCAGAACGATCGAGAGCAACCATGTGGGACGTTCCACGTTTTGCAGAATTTCACAACTATAAAATCATCATTGTTGAAAATGTGGTGGAAGCCAGGAACTGGATTATGTGGGAAGCATGGCTTCATGCGATGCATAACCTGGGATACCTACATAAATGTGTCTACTTAAACTCCATGCATGCACTCCCAACCCCTCAAAGCCGTGATAGAATGTACGTGATATTCTGGAAGAAAGGGAATAAAGCACCAAATTTAGAGATATGTCCGAAATCGCATTGTAAATGTTGCAGTAAAGACGTAGACGGAATTCAATCGTGGAAAGATTCCAGAAAGAAATCGGGGAAATACAAGCAACAATATATATACCGGTGTCCTGTGTGTACAAATGAAGTGGAACCATACCATTACTCGGCATTTAACGTAATTGACTGGTCAATACCCGGAAAACGGATTGGAGACCGGAAAACGCCACTGGTACCAAACACCGTACAACGAATAGAGCACGGGTTGAAAAAGCACAAGGATTTTAGTTTTGTGATATATACAGACCATTCGAGCAACCTAGAAAGGTCAACAACCATTTCGGATCCTATGTTTACTCAAGCCACACGCCAGGTTGCAGCCCTGGTAACAAAAGGAAGCTACCACGGAGAAATCATGCCATTAGACAATCCGCTTTATACCATGACTACCCAAAACAATTTTGGAGTGGTAGGAATGCCTGTATTAATTGATGAACACAATAAAAACGGTCAATGCAGGACATTGAATGAACATGTATCGACAGTACTTGCCGGCGGGAATCATCATGGACTGGTAGGGGTTCCTTTTATGGTAGAAGCCAGGGGACAATCAAATACTCGTTCAATTAGTGAAGCAATGAGTACTCAAACTTCCAACATTAATCATGGAATTGTATCGACAGAGGCTGTGAATGCTTTCTTAACATACTATTATAAAAATAGCTTTACTTCCGGAATGCTTGACGCTGTGAATACCATACCAACAAAAGACAGGGTTGGACTTGTAGTACACACAACAGATAATGTAAATATTAATGATTGCACATACCGGATGCTTCAACATAAAGAAGTACAAGCTGCCATGGCCTTTGACAGTGATTATATTATTTGTGGAAGTGGAAAGGATAAGGTAAAGCAATTGGGGAATGCTGTGACACCACCGGCAATGGAATTATTGTTTGACAGGTGTATACAGACGTTAATGTAAAAAACAGTATGAACTATTATTAGGGTGATTAAGTATAAAAATATAAAATTATGATAAGCGAAGTATTTTTAGGGGATTGCATGGATTTTATTGATTTGTATTCTGATAAAACATTCACGATTGCTATTGTAGACCCACCTTACGGAATAAATGCAGGGAATATGCAAATGGGAACTAATGTAAACAGGAACGAGAAAGGACAGTATCCGGGAGTATCGACAGCTACAAAGATAAAAGGAAGATTGTATGGAGGTTCCGGAAAATTAAAAAATAGAGCATTGAATACCATGGACTGTGATTGGGATGTGAACCCGCCAAATGAAGAATATTTTCGGGAGTTAATTCGCGTATCACAGAATCAAATCATATTTGGAGGTAATTATTTCCCATTACCACCGACTAGATGCGTAGTATGTTGGAATAAATTACAACCATGGGAAAACTTTTCACAATGGGAAATGGCCTGGACATCCTATGATAAACCTGCGGTTATGATTACCCATTCAAATACAGGGGGGGGTAATCAAGAAATTAAAATACATGCAACTCAAAAACCAGTTGCCATATATAAAGAGTTGCTAAGAAGATTTGCAAAACCAGGAGATATAATTTTTGATTCACATATGGGTTCGCAATCATTAAGGATTGCATGTTATGATATGGGATTTGATTTTTATGGTTGCGAGATAAATAAAGAATTTTTCGAAAGTGGATGCCATAGATTTGATGAACACAGACGAAAGAAAGAAGAAATAAAAGAGTTTGGTTTTGCAAAAACCGAGCTAACTAAAACAAATCCATTATTATTCTGAACAAATGTTCGATAAAATAACCATACGCGCCAAAGTAAGCGGTGAAGAATGTGTTCATCTTGCACAGCTTCATCATTTACATGCATGGATCAATGAATCAGGGACACAGATAGACTACAAAAGCAGTCAATTTAAAAAGATTTCGGGTATTGACGTGAAGATAGAGCGCAATGTAGTAACCATTAGCACCAGTCTGCACAAATACTGGCAGAAACAGAATTATGGCAGATTGCGAAATGATAATATATTCACAGTGAGTGAAGCCAGGGCAGCGTTTGAAATGCTGTTGTTTGAAAACGGATTAATAGCTTCCAAGACAAAGGTGATCCTGTTCGAGATAGGATTAAACATACCTGTAAGTTGTGATCCGTTGACATTTATAGAATTGGTAAAATATGTTCCTCGTAAAAATGACATAAAAAATGACAAAATAATGTTTATCGATGCCAACTATAAAATGAACCGCCAAAAGACATCCGAAAAACACAGGGATATAAGAAGGTATTTCAAAATTTACGACAAAGGTTGGGAGATGAAGGATAAGAAGAGAAATAAAGAACAACCCCAAGCCCCTAAAGGGGATGTGAAGATAGAGAGCCAAGAGCCAAGAGCCAAGAGCCAAGAGCCAAGAACCGGGACAGAAGACCATATTCTAAGGATAGAAACAGTTTACCGCAGAAAGAGTGAACAGAGTGATAAATTCTTTACGGATGAAAATATTAGCAGGCTTGCAAAGAACTTTTATCTTGAATGGAAAGACCTGTTTTTTTTTCGCAAAGTACAAGCCTATAAGGGCGCACGTAAGAGCGAAGTAGAAAAGGCCACACAAATCATCAATTACGGTTCTCAAGACTATTTAGAGCGCACTAAAAAGGATTTTGAGCGTAAGGAAATAACCGAAAAGCAATACCGGACTATTCGGGAGTTTATCCGGGACTATGAACAAGACAATAAACGCTTTAAAACGATCATTTCGCATCAGGAAAAAGAATATAAATCACTGTTATACAACGTTTTTGATATTACAAGAAAATAAATGCCTATAAAGGCACATTTAAAACACTGATAATCAATAATAGAAAAAATACTATATTTGATAATCAGAATATTATAAAAAGAGTTGGCTGCTTTATACGTGGCAACTCTTTTTTTTTGCTCTAAAATGATTATAAGTAATCCTTATAATACTTTGCAGCTTGTACTATACTTCCCAAGAGGAAGCGGATATGCAATATCCGCTTCAATGGGAAGAAACTTCTCTTTTAAGAGAGGTAAGAGGTAAGAGGTAAGAGGTAAGGAAAGAAAGAAAATACAATGAATCAGTAAGTTAAAGACAAAAGACAAAATACAAAGTAAAGGATTATATCTAAAATAGAAAGAAATAGATAAGGGTTTGATTATTCTAGTTACCCCCAACCCATAAAGGGGAGTAAGAGTACAAGAACTGTTACAAGTGTTAAGAGAGTCTGACAGGATAACAGATATAATAAAACACACCTATCAAGAGAATGACAGGTGTGTTATGATTGTTACGTTACTTTAACTCCTTACTTAAACATTCCGTTAATCTTATCCATGGATTCCTTTACAGCTTTAGCAAGATCATCATCAAGAGAGATTTTGTTTTCTGTTTGTTTGGGTAAGATGTAAGGCAGAAGTTTCATGATGATAGTGATCTGATCATCCATCTCCAATTTTTTAAATTTAGATTTGAAAGTAGAAAGATTTTCATTCACGAAAACAAACACCCAATCTTTAAGTTCTGCGGTAGTTTTGTTTTTGGTTCCTCGTTGTCTTCCACCTGTTTTGGGTGTTCCCTTGGTTCTTGCCATGAATTTATTTATTATTTAAACATTTACTATTTACTATTTAAGAGTACAAAATACGTGGATTGTAGTTTGACATCAATGGCGGATAACAATGTATTATCATTACGGGCAAAAATTACGGGCAAAAAATCGGTTTTTTGTATTCATTTAGCGCGATATGGAAACGATATGGAAACCACTCAAAGAAGTATACTAAAATACCAGCAGAAATTCGGTAAGATCGCACCTAAGGCGAAAAAAGGAACTACCGGCACGGTAAAGGAATCGGAAGAATTTAAGATCATGCCCGGACTTTTGATGTCGTGTTATAATTCCTGGTATTCATTGCAACCATGGCGCAAAGACATACGCCGCAATGAAGAATTTGTATTTGGTGATCAGCACAGCGACCGTGTGTATGATTATAAGAGTGGGCGAACGATGACAGAACGTCAGTTATTCGTGGAACAAGGTCTTCAACCAAGCCAATACAACATCATACGCAACGTACTGCGAACCATAGCCGGAGTATGGGGATCAAACAAGACTTTACCTGTATGTGTGGCCCAGAAAGAAGAAAACCAGGCTGAAAGCGATGTACTCACAGCAACCCTCCATGCGCTTTACCGCAAAAATGAACTTTGGAAATTTGATTACTCACAATTGGTACAGCTGATGTTATCCGGACTGATGACTGCCGATGCCAGTTATGCCATGCGAAATGGAGATATTGACATTGTCAATGATTTTGTGGATCCGTTTACCTGGTTCTGCGATAACTCCATGAAAGATCCACGGTACCATGATTGTACATTGGTAGGATATTTTACCGATATGCCAATTGATTCGATAGTAGGTGTATTTTCCGGTGGAAGCAAAGAACGTGCTCAGAAGATACGCAGCATGTATTCCGGATTAAAAGAAGAACGCATACTGGAAATGGTTTCCACCTGGACAGACCAACGCTATGAAAAAGATTTTTTCACTCCCTCAACAGAATCCTACGGGTTAGGACGCGTTATCAAAGTACTACGCAAAGAAAGCAAAGAAGGATATTGGATACAGGACCGGTTGAAAGGTACACGTTATCATAATGACACGATCAAAGAATCGGAAATCATTGCGGAAAATAACCTGCGTATTGAAAAGCAATCCGGTATGGGAGTATTACCGGAAAATATGTTGCTTCAGGAATATGAGTGGGGAACGGATGATTATTGGCAGTATTATTTCCTGACTCCATACGGTGAAATACTTCACGAGCAACGCAATCCGTTCTGGCACGGAAAAGCATCCATTATATTTGAACTGCATGAATTCTTTGTTGGAAAAATCTATCCTTTTGTAAAAGATTTGATAGACACACAAAAGCAAATCAACAAACTGAGTGCAATCAGTGAATTGTTGACAAAATTTAGTGCAAAATCATTGATGTTTATGCCGGTTCAATCTATAGCCACTGAAGAAGGGTATGGAATGGATTATCTGCAAAAAGAAATCACAAGTTTTGACGGAATCATTCCATATAAAGAAACGAATTCGGCATCAGGAGGTAAACCAACTTATGAAAATACCGTTGCGCAAGCCTTTACTCCTTTGAATGTGGTAAACATGTACCTGAAGCTAAGTGAAAATGTGAGTGGTGTGTATGGTGCATTGCAGGGTTCTGCACCCACGGCAGGAACGCCGGCACAAATGTACGCTCAACAAAGCCAGAACAGCGCAACGAGCCTGAACGGCATCTTTGAAGCTATGAACAGCTACCGCATACGCCGGGACAAGATGAATGTACAGCTGATGCAGCAATACTACAAAGATAAACGCTGGATATGGGACAAAAAAAGCGGAAAGCGTGTACTGTGGGATCCTGACAAAGTGAAGAATATAGAATTTGAAATGTCGGTGGTAGAAAATACCGATACTCCGGCCTATCGACTCATGATCAATGATTTGCTATTCCAACTCAAAGACTACGATACAAATAACGTGCTGGACCTTCGCGGACTGGTAGAAGCGGGAAGTTTGCCCTTTAAAGAAACATTGCTCAATTACATCAACAAGCGCGAAACACAGATGAAAGATGCGGCAGCGCAAGGGCAACCAATACCGGGTGCACCAATGCCACCTGAATTACAAAAGCAATTGGCACAAACGCAGTTTTCACCGGAAGTACAAGCTCAATTGTCAAAACTAAGTCCAGAGCAACAACAGGAAGCAGTAGCAGTAGCAGGTAAATGACCCCCAACCCCTAAAGGGGAGTAAGAAAAGAAAATATAAGAATGAAGAAGTCGATCGACATAAAGGGAATTAGCACCACATCAACGTATGCAGACGGTGATTGTATGAGTGTGGTGAACATGCGCAAAAAAAAAGGCGTAATGAAACCCGTGTCGCCACGTAAGATCATTCATACGTTATCAAAAAAGTACCAAGAACTGTTTGTTCATAATCTGCCAACGGTGGGTGAAAACTGGTTAGGAGTAAGAGAAACATCCTCCACCGTAAACACGTATATTTATAAAGGAATATGGAATTCGGCCACACTCTATAAAGTTGGACAGGCAGTATTGTATCAGGGAAGCTATTATCATGCCATGTGGGATGTAGTAGGAATTGTACCCGGAGATAACAGCAGTTGGTTACTAATTGAAGGTAATATTACATTTTCCGATTCAACCACCACACAAACTGAACTTAAGCAAACATTCAGTGATTCACAGAATGTAAACACCTTTCCCTTCATGGGAGCGTGGAACCCTTTGACTGATTATGTGAGAGGACAGGCAGTTTCATACAATGGATTGTATTATTTTGCTGATTGGCCGGAAAAAGGAATTGCACCAGGTAGTTATCAATGGGTAGAAATAGGAGGAATCACTACGTTGGTTGATTCTATTATTACAACTACCACCATCACGCAAACTTTCAATAATAATTTAGGACTATATTTTATTTCAGTAAATAATACTACAGAAACATTTATCTGCAACATTACCGGTAACGCTTCATTTACTCAAATAGGTAACGTGATCAATATCCTGGATTCTGTAGGACTTAAATATGCCATCTGGTACCAGAACAAATATGTTTTAATAAACAGTGACTTTGACGGACAGCAAACGGATAGTGTGTTAGGTCCTGTAAAGGTAGATTTAAGAGTTACGGGATGTGTAGGTGCAACCGGAAAGAAAGAAGTAAGGCTTTATCGTGGAGCAACCACAATAACTTATTCCGGTGCCGGTGATGATACAGATCAGGCAAAACAAGCAAGAGCTGACACAACAAACGGATTACTGCACAAAGCACTTGCCGGAATCCGCAAAGATGGAAAATTATCCGGTTTTTTCATGGCTTGTACTGCATTGGAGCTGTATGATGGATCGTTTATCTTTCCATCCAATCCAATACTTATGGGTCAGGCGTGGGATGCAAATTCCCGGTATTCACAAACCGTTGAAGATGGAACACATGATTATTTGAGCGGGAAAGTAATATTCCGATTAATGGCGAACACTGATGAACACAACGCAGTTATTCCTTTTGTTGATAAACCCGATGAAGGTTATTCATTTGGAGAAATCGATCATAACGAATCATTTCTGACAGGTTCTAACGGTGCCCTTAAAACAGACACACAAAATTATCCTGTTCTTTTAGGACAATGGCAAAAGGATTACCTGCAACCAACAACTATAAATGTAGTAGCATCGTATAATAATCTTCAATTTAAGATTAATCAAACCATTGATCCTACTTACGTTTCGCTTATCAAGTCAGTATCTGTATTTATATCCCCTGAAATAGATCTGTACAAAATATCAGATACAGATAAATCGCATTTCGTTGGAGAAGCTGTATACCGTGCAAGTGATGTATGGCCACCACGTGTTGAAAACTACCTTCCGGTAATTAAGACCAACAAGGAAATACTTGACGAACTAAAAAACAACCAGAAATTCTATAAAGTAAAAGAAATTACATTTGATGAAATCGTTGCGGGTGGATGGATCGACTTAACCGAAGACCTGAAAGGAAAACTAGGAGATAACCTGGTAATGCAGGAAGAATTGCCGGTTGACAATTTTACACATCATACATTGCTACCACAAAAGCAGATGGTGTATAACTCGAAACTACATGCCATGGATTATAAAACCATACTCTCGCATGGTTGGACACTCAATCATTTATTTGGAATAAATGGGTTAGGTCAATTTCCATCGGTATATGGAAACGTAACCAACCGGTTTATCTGGTTTATTGAGACACATATCAAAACAGAAACCGGGATATCGATTGTTGTACGGAAAAAAGAGTCTTCAGAAGTTAACGCACTGGACCTGCCAAAACTAAACCAGATACTCTCCTATCCGGATTCAAGGGCGTTTAAAATGGTAATTTATATTTACATAGGTAGTTTATATTCTTACAGACAAGAATTCAAGCTAACAGCAAGTGACAGTCAGAATTATGCCTACTATCTAAGTCCTGACTTAAAACCCATTTATCTGACAGAATATTCGAATGGTTTACCTGCACTGCCTGCACCTTTGGAAAGTCAGCGAGAACAGATATACCGCAATGCAATGAAAGTATCGGCCATAAACAATCCATTTTATTTTCCGAGCACAACTACCTTTACCATTGGTACCGGATTTTTGCGCAATGCCCGAAGCAATGCATTACAAATGAGCCAGGGACAATTCGGCCAATACGACGTGTATGTATCCACCTCAGAGGGGATCTATTCTTTGGATACAGGAACAACAGTATCGTACAACCGTATTTCGCCGGCAAGTCTTGAAATACCTATTTCGGATATATTGTGTCCAACACCCTTTGGAGTTGTGTTTGTAGGAAAACGAGGCATTTATGTGATCAATGGGCAGGAAGTAAAACTTATTTCGGAGCAACTAGAACAAAAAGAACAGAACTATTCTATCAATCATCCTGCAATTGATTTTCTTAGCTTCATACAGACACTTAAAAATATTCTGTATGACAATGTACAGAATGAGCTGATATTGGTGGGTAGTGGACAGTACAACTATGTATTGAATGTTACATCCGGCATGTGGTACCTGTCAACTGAAAAGATAGACAACGATGTGAAAAATGTATCCCCAAACGTGCTGGTTATGGATAATCTGACCATCAAGGACTATTCACAACAAGAAACATCTTCAACCAGTATAAAACTGATTACCCGCCCCATTTATTTTGGAATCGATGAAGTAAAGAAACTTCAACGTGCCATACTGCGTGGACTAATTTACAGCCTGAATACAAACGTTGATACTATGTTTGCCGGATTGTATGCCTCGAATGACGGAGTAAACTTTACACTGCTTCGCGGTTTCAAATTAGGTGCCGACAAACAGGACCGGGATTATAAAGATTTGGATTTAGGATTTTTGACAAGAGCCACTTACCGAAACTACTGCTTAATATTTGAAGGTGAGGTAAACGAAAAATCGGAAATAGGACTCATGGATTTTATGGTAGATGATGATTACAGGAATGATAAAATGAGGTGAGACAACCCCCAACCCCTAAAGGGGAGTAAGAACCCCTAACCCCTAAAGGGGAATAAGAAAAGTAGTAGGTAGTTTTTAGTAGGTAGTAAGTAGTAAAACAAAAATACAAGAATTATGATACAGTATTTGCCGGCAATAGCCAGTTTGATTTCGACGGGAGTTGGAGCCATAAAAGAAGGACAACAACGTGAAAAGATGGCCAAGGAACGCCAGAGTTGGAACGCTGAGAATGAAGCATTGTTCAACAAAGATTATTATTCAGACTATACGCAGCGTGCCGATACGCAAAATCTGATAAAGAGAATGCGGGACGAAATGAAAAGCCAGAATAAGATAGATGAAAATACGGCAGCTGTTACCGGCGCAACACCCGAAGTGGCCAATGCAGCTAAAGATAGTCGTAACAAAGCCATGACATCTGTATTCAGCAACATAGCTGCACAAGGTTCAACTTTCAAGGACAGAGCCAAAAGTCAATACCTGAACAGAAAAACAGCCCTTCAGGGAATGGAATACGACAACATGGATCAGAATGCCAATTCAAGCAATAACTTGCTTTATAATGGTATAAAAGGAATGGGTGCCACCGACTGGGCCAGTATTGTCTCAGGAGGAAAGAAAACTAATCCAATTGGTGGAGTTGTTGGGACAGGATTAAACACATTGGGAGTATTAAAAACCGATGTCGATGAAACACAACCATGGTCAATAACCAGTAAATAAAAATAATACAATGAAAGTACCTCAAATTAAATCAATTTACGCTGCGGTTTTAAAAATAAAGAAAAAAGTAAGTAACCGTGTTATTCTGCTTATCGGTAAAATACGCATGTCACTGGGAATAAAAGGAGCAACAGCCGTTCACCGGATCATGTCAAAGCCTTATCTGGATAAGAACAACAAGGAAGTGCGAAATTACATCGTTCTGTTGGAACTGCCGGTACGCAAGAAAAACAGGATTTACACCATGGAACGCTTGCACTGGGTAAACCGAAACAACTTTAGACGCATCAAACGCAAAGGATGGATACCTAAAAAAACACAATTAAACGATCTACGCACGAAAGCCTTTTACATGTCGGACTTAAAACGGTCCTATTCAGAAGAATATACAGCCCGTGAAAAAGCAACCAACCGATATCTGAACTATTTAAAAGAGAACCTATCATGACCCCCAACCCCTAAAGGGGAGTAAGAAGTAGGGAGTAAGTAGTTTTTAGTATGAAGTAAATAATTTAACGTTGGATTTAGGAATAATAATCAGTTAAAATACAAAAAAATCATGACTATATATTTTATTTTTACGCACGATCAGATTCAAAAGGCAGTAAAGATGGAAACATCGTTACTTGCCATCAGGCGCAAACAACAAAATGCTGCGGGAGAAACAGAAGATATGTTGAAAGAGCTGGTGATGGACGAACAGTACGAACCGATGTTCAAACGCTTGTTTTTTCAGGCACATGCCGAGGTTATCAGTAAAATATCGGTGAATTATCTGATGGATACCCCTACTGATTTTACATCAAACGATTATAAAGCCGAACGGGATTTTGTGTTGTTTCTCAACATGCACTGTGATTTTCCATTGCAATACAAACCAAGCATAGAAATTAAGCTGGAGCAATATCTGATTGATTACATCTGTTACCGGTGGTTAGAAACCAAGTCGCCCAACGATGCAGCAACCTACGCATCACGATTACAACCAACCATACAGGAAATACAGGTATTGTTGATAAGAAAAACACAGCCGTTAAAGAGAAGACCAAGTTTTCCGTAAAAAGAACCCCCAACCCCTAAAGGGGAGTAAGAAAAAGAAATTAGAAGTTTATAGTAGAAAATAAAATGTACTGATATGCCAACCGAACAACCATACGATCCAAACCAAGTTCCTGAACCATTCAATCAGGACAAGTTCTATGAAGAATGGCAGAGTGGAAAGAAACCGCTTGTAGATGCAATCATGAGCAACTATACCAAGCCAGTGCCAACCCTGACACCTGAACAGGTTCAAAAGGCAAAGTTTGGTAGTGCACTTACTGATACCTTCAGTTCGTTGGCAGAAATGTTTGCACATGGACAAGGAGCGCGAATACGTAACCGGGAAGGAGCCAGTAATCAACAAACCACCAATGCCAAACTTCAAGCCTACCAGGACAAGTACGATCAGGAAATGCAGCGATACGGCGGTATGAAAGCCAATGCAGAACTTATGGACTTCAATAAGAAGTTAGAACTTGACAGGATGAACAGTCAGGAAAAACGCCAATACTACCTCAATAAGCAACTTCAGGTAGAAAAAGCAGCAGCATTGGCACGTCAGATTGCTAATGACAGTGCATCGCAAGCGGCGAGAACAAGAGGTTTAGATATACAGGAAAATGGGCAGAAAATTACGGCAGGTCATTACGCAAATGTAGATGCTACTGCCAAAGCGAACCTAAACAGGACTACCAAAGATAATTTTTCCGGATTGGTGATCAATGCACATCCTTCAGATCAAACAGCACAAACAGATGCAACAGGAAGAAAGGTTGTTTCTATTCCCCTGAATAAAGAACAAATTCTGGGTATGGCCAATTCAGCAAAGAATGATCCTAAGTTTATGAAGAATCATCCTGAATTATTAGTTGATAAGCCGGATTTTATGGGAGTACCTCACAAAGGACTTACCACTGATCAGGAAATAGCATGGGCATATGCTCAGGAAAAATACAACAATAAATTTGCACCACCGGTCCCAAAGTGGAAGAAAACAAACACAAACAGTGGTAACAGCAGTCAGTTCAATATTGTAAATCCAGGAAGTTTAACCGGTCAAGTACGATAAAATTATGCCAGACATTCAACAAGCATTATTAGACTTTGATTCAACTATCAAAGCTAAACCCAACTTAACCAACGAAGAATTAATGGCTAAGTTTCCGGAATTTAATAACGATCTGAAATTAATCCAATCGGCGCATGATTATTCGGCGACTTTGAATAGCGGTAAGTATGATTCACATATTGAAGTAAACAGTAAGTTTCCTGAGTTTTTCTCTATGCCTACACCTGGTGGAATTCCAATACCGAAAGAAATGAATTCCGGGGGACAATCGGGACCATTAACGGATCAGAAAACAATTCCAACCGAAAAAATCCCTGAAACAAATACCGGAGAACAATCGGTACAACAAATACCGTTATCGGATATAGAAGCAAAAAAGGTATTGAATGGTAATATACCAGGCACAACCAAAATAGGTGATGTAAGTTTACCAAATCAACAACTAACACAAAAGTTGATTAATGAAACGAAATTTCAAAACGATAAAGGAGTTATAACTGACCAACAAGACTTGTTGCGGTCGACACCTGAAACATTTGCACCTACAACCCAGATAAAAATAGCTACCGATCCACAACTGGAAGAAATGGATAAACAGTTATTACTTGCAAATCCGGATTATACAGCAAAGAATCCAATTTCGACAATACCAATAGGTGAAACAAAACCTAAAAGTGTGTATGATGATTACAAAGTAGAAGTAAAGGGCAGTCCAATAACATTTAATCCAGAACAAGAAGCTAAAGAAGCTAAAGATCAGCAGGAATTAAACGCGCCTGCATTCTCAAACGATAACATCAGTCACCTTTGGAAAGTATTTAGCGGAACTTCGGCAGGAATGTTTAGTGGAATTGGAAAAGGTGTGAATAACATTGCTTCACTGATATTAGAAAATGATCCGTATACAGTACATGATGCTAACTATGAAAAATTAAAAGGAAACATAACAAAATCTAATAAAGAATTAAGTGATTGGCAAACTAAAAGCGCACCAAAATTAGCAGGAACATTTGGCGAATCAATTGTAAGCGCTGCCCCAATGGTGGGACTTGTAGGAGCTGATATGTTATCCGGTGGAGCCTTAACACCTGCAACAGTTACAGCATTCGCATTAATGGGATCGGGTGAAGGACTTCAGGCAATAGATGATTATTCGCAAACTACAGGAAAACAATTTACTCAAGCACAAAGACAAGCTGCATCGGTAGGTTATATGCTTGCTTACACACTTCCTATAGGAAAATACCTTGAAAAATTTATTCCAAAGGATGCAGGAAAATATATAATGAGTAAAGTACTCACTGCAAATCCCGAACTAATGATGAAAGCCGGTGCCGATATTATCGAAGCAGCAGCAAAACAAAGTCCAACACTTGTTCAGAAGATTATCAATACTTCAATGAAAAGTGCTGTACATGGAGTTGGAACCATGGAAGCTATTGATCTCGTGAAAATGGCAACCGATAAAATGGTAATGGATAAAGGAGTTACCATGGATGAGTTTACTCACCGACTTGCAAAAAATGCTGAATCAGGTCTTATATTTGGTCTTGCCACAATGCCATTTGCTACTTATGCAGGAATAAAAGGAAACGAAACAAGAAGAAACGCACAACGCGAACTTACATTTGCACTTGATGAAAAGGGCAAAGCAGTAGAAATACTTCCAAGCAAAGAAGGCAAAGTACAAGGTATGCGCCCCGATGGTTCAATTGTTGACGTTACACAATCCATGCTTGAAAATTCAGTTACAATGACTACTTCGCATTTCAATGAAGTAGTAAAAGGGTATAAGGATAGCAAACTAAGTACAAAACAAGCGGATAAAACGATTTCTGATTTTGAAAATGGATTTAATGGTAACGATTCATACGTACGATCTATGCATGATGAATATTTTAATGATAAAAACGCATACATTGAACAGAAAAAAGCTGATGCACAAAGTAATATTGATCACTACAAAGAATATATAAATAATAATCCATTAGAAGAAAAATATGATGGAATGAAAATTTCTAATCATGACTATTATAAAGAACAAATAATTAAAAATGAAACTGAAATATCAAAACTAAATGATGTTCAGGAAGCATACAAAGCAAAAGAAGCCGGAAACAAGCAAGTATTAGGAGAAAATTTTGATAGAGATACTTTTGTCAACAGACTTGCACAATCTCTCAAAAAAGTAGCAACTTCCCACGGAAATATAACTACAGCTAAAGATTCAGATGGAAATAATATCTATGTAAAAGGCAAAAATGAAAATGGAGAATTGGTAGGAATTGATTCTTATGGAAAAGAAGTTACAATACCGGGTGATTCTCCTACAAAAACAGCTTCAATTGGTGATGTACATCAATCCATCATGTCGGAATATGACAAGAGCCGGAATTATGATCCACGTGAAAGTTATCAACAAGCCATTGAAAATACAAATCCCGAAACCGTTGTTAATCCAACCATACCTGTTGAAGTAGATGTGACCGATCCAACCTCACACATTCAATCCGGAATCAGTGTTATTCAGGCAAAACAAGCGATGGATAAACAATTGGAAGGTTCAGGAATAACTTTCAGTGAAGAAGTGGTGAAATCAGATCCTGAAATGCAAAAGCGGGTATTGGATGAAGTAATGCAGGATACTGAACTGTCAGACATTCAAAAAGAATCTATTGTGTCCTATGTTGCAGCGGAAGCCAAAGCACGTAAATTGCAGGAAGCAGACCGGGCAAATACAGAAACACAAATACAACAAGCCGGCCAGAATTTAGTAATTAATCCAACTACCAACACAGTAGTAACAGTACGATTAAAAGGAACAGACGAGAAAACACCCCCTTTTGTTATAAAATCGGGTTTGTCGGTCATTCTGGATGAGAATGGAGAACATGCAGTTGATTTAACCAATTCGGATGAATCGGTTTATTATGTTGATGCAGATGGCAACACACAAGTTACTACCGCCGATAACCTGGATATAGTAACGAATACTACTCCGGAAGAAAGTATGTCGGTTATTCAATCACAGTTGATGCAGGATTATGAACAACGTCAACAGGTGATTTCACAAGGAATGGAGCAGTACGCCAGTCAGAGCCAAGAGCCAAGAGCCAAGAGCCAAGAATATAATACTGACGAATTTGTACGTTTGACCGATGGAACCTACGGGACCATTACCAATGTAACGCCAGAAGGATATGAAATAACAGCAGACAATGGAACCACTAAAATGGTTGCACAAACTGATATTCTGCCTGAAAAGCAAATAAGCGGTATGATACCCGGTGACACAATTAACTACATAGACGACAATGGAGATCAGCAACAAGGAATCATTCAAATAGATCCTACGTTGCGTAAAGAGGGAAAAGTGTTGGTGAATGATCAGGAAGTGTCGATCGAGAATATAATACCCTTGCAAGAAACCAAGACAGGGGACAATGGGGACGGTGGAAACACTGAACAGAAAACATCATATCCAACACTGAAAGATGGGACACCGGATTTCAATAGTATGAATGATGAACAGGTATACGCCTATACCAAAGAAACGAAAGGCGAAGAAGCTGCACAGGCATTAATAGGAAGACAGGTAAAACGTTTACAAGGTCAGATTAGCGACAATCAACGAGCTACAAACAGTTTAAAGGAAGAAACCAACAAATTGCTTTCCAAAGCAAAAAATATGCAGGAGGAAGCAGCTATTGAAGCCAAACAGGAAACAAAAGGACTTGCATTAAAACAACAACACGAAGACCTCACTGCAAAATTAGTATCAGCACAATCCTATTTGCCAAAAACATCTGCACCGGTTGTTGTTGAAACACCAAAAGTACCCAATACCCGGCCTGAAATACTTCAATTACAGAAACAAGAAGCTGAAAGATTAGCTAAGGAACTTGCAGACCAGACACCAGTTATTGAAACACCGACAGAAGTTCAACCAAAATCCATAACAGGTTGGCATACGACAAAGGATGAAGGTTCTGAATCTTCAACACAAATACAAAGTTCAGGTCTTCCTGTTGGAAAGTTTGTTGCTTTAGATAAACCATTTACAAGCACCTACCATAAAAAGGAAAATGCAAGTAGAGTAACTGTTAATGTGCAAAACACCTATAACCCTGATGGGAAAAAAGGCTTTCAGAAAACAGAGGACTTATCAGATGAAATGGTCAAATATGTAAATACACATAAAGAATTGCGTTTTGAGCAAGCAATGACGAATTTCTATAAATCAAAAGGTTATGATTCTTATGTTAGAGATATCGATGGTATTGAAGGAAATAGAGAATTAATTGTATTCGATGAAAGTAAAATCCAGAATGAAAAACCGATTATTGAAGAAATTCCCAAAGAGAACCTTCCGGAACAAACAACAAAAGGAACTACCCCATTTCAAAAACGTCAGCAAGAATTAGGCGAATATCTGGACATGGAAGATTACATTCTTCGTGCCATTGCCGGCGGTCAAAAATTCAAATGGAAAACTGAAGGAGTAAAAAAAGGAATGGCCGATGAATTGGGATTTGGTGACAAGAACGGGGAACGGTTGCAAAGAAGAAATTTAATTGATGAACAGAACGGACTAACACCAACTGAATTTGCCCACGCCATTTGGAATGATTACGGCGAAGATGGAAATGGTGGAGAAATACCCGGAGTGAGAAACCTATCGGATCACGAAATACTTAATCTGGTAAACGAAATACTTTTATCAACAAAAAGTAACAGTCATGCGTTAGAACAAGCGGAAGCCAAACGGAATAATTACGACCTTAATCAGCAAGATTATGGAGTTTATGAAAGCTTCACACCTGAAGAACTCAATTATCTGGAACAAATTCCGGATGATATTTTGGAAAGTTATCTGGGTATCACTAACTTTACGCCCGAACAATTAGACTTTATCACTAACATACAAAACGAATATGAAACCAGCATTAACCAAAAATCAGCGGATACAAGCGCAAGTGAACGCGATAAAAGAACTCAGGGTCAAGAACCCCCAACCCCTAGAGGGGAGCAAGAGCCCGGACAACAGTCAGGAACAGAAGAATTAACACGAGAAAGATTTTTCAATCTTACCACGGCAGAAAATTTTGAGCAGTTTGAAACGAATGTGGCTGAAATTCTGCAACAATATTCCGGACGTGGGATAGCAGCTCTCCAGGTTAAATCTTATTTATCTGAAAATAAAGATACGTATGGAAATGAATATCTATCAAAATACGGAATCAAAACAAAGGAACAACTTGATGAATTTTTAGGAAAATTACAAACAAAATTAAGAACAGGCAAAGGCAAAGAGCGTTCACAGGTATTAAAAGAATTGCGAAATGAAAGAACCGAACAATCTGTTTCAGAAATTGAACAAATGGCATTGGAGGCTGAAGCTGAAATGCAGGAAGCAATAAAACAACAGGATACAAAGGAACTCGACGATTACATTTCCGAACAAGAACATAATACCAACCCAACTGAAAAGCAGAAGGAAACAGGTATTTATGCAAAAGCCCGTGTAAACTTACAACATCACAATATAACCATTGAAACGCTGAAAGGCACAGAACGTACCGGAGAAGACGAAGGCGGTCAGAAATGGAGTGTAACCATGCAAAATCACTACGGTGAATTGGATGGTACCATTGGATATGATAATGATCCAATAGATGTGTTTATTGGTCCTAATCCTAAACAGGGACAAATATTTGTTATTGATCAAATTTCTCCGGACGGAAGTTTTGACGAAAGTAAGGTCATGTTAGGTTTTGATAGTGCGGAAGAAGCCAAAGCAGCTTATATGAGTAATTACTCCGAAGGATGGGACGGTTTTAAGTCCATAACTCCTGCGGGTGATAATTTCAAAGAATGGTTGTATGATGGTAAGAAGCAAAAGAAGCCATTTGCTGAGTATAAAGATACACCGGAAGCAGTAAAGATTCAAGAACAGACAACAATTTACGAACCGGATAATGAAAAGTTATCTGATACACAAAACAACACTACTGATAATAAACAGGTTGATAATATAAAAAACGCTGAAAGTTTACAAAAAAGTGAACAACCAACATCTACAGAGCGTTATAATAACAGTACAAAACCAGAAGAACGCCACGCGGCAGCTGTAGAGATTGTGCGCGGGCTGGAAAAGACATTACATGTGGGCACCACTCCGGCACAAGTGATGAAAAGTACTGATGATTTTTTGGCAAAGTACAAAAGCATGGTAAGCGATGCCGATTATCAAAAAGCATTAAAATACTTGCAAAGCGGACAACAGATTGCTGCGGTCCGACTGGGGAAAGATTTATTTATAAATATAGAGCACAATGAAGATGCTGCGGAACTTGCAGACAGTTATTTGCATGAAACAGCACATAAAGCTTTTGAAATAGCGTTTCAGGGTGAAGATTTGAGTACGGTGGAAATACCAAACATAGAAAAGTATATCCCTTCAGTATATTGGGGAGAAGACAGTGCTATGAAAGCCACAGAAGTAGCAGCGCACCAGGTATCAGATTTATTGAATAATTATACACCAGAACAGATAAAAAACGGAGAAATTGACTTATCTTTGTTGGACGAAGATGTACAATACCTCGTATCAAAAACACTAAATAAAATTACACATGGAAAAATTAGCATTATCGGACAAGAACAGTTCAATGATCTTAAAAGTATTCCCGGAAGTAGCGGAGGAATACAAGCGAACGAACACGCAGGGAATGACGGTATCGCAGAAGTTGGAAGTCATCAACCAGATAACGGAAAGCCTGGGACTGAACGCGAAAGAATCCTCCGTGAAAAATTAGCCAAATTAGGTGGAAAATTAGGATTAAAACCGGAATTTAAACGAACGATTGAAAACATACTGCTTAATGGAAAAGAAACAGGCACCAAAATCATCACAGAACAACCAAAGAAAAGAATATCCTTTATCAGATCAGTTCGTAATGACAACCTACCCACCTCAAAACTGGTATGGAGGGAAAAAGGTAGTATCAAATCCCCAACAGGACATGTTGACTTCGATTTAAAAAATATTCATGTATCGATATATAGAGAAGCAAGTGAAACGGTACAAAACATTCAGGAATTAAGAAAAAATTATTTGTTTCTTGAGAGAAACAGAAAAGGAGAGCCTGTTATGGATCTTCCAAAGGCAAAGATATTTTCTGAAGGATTTAATTATGAAATAGAAGAATTTGCCCGTGTTTTATCAGCAGTTAAAAACCATTCAACCGAACCAGCACAACAAGTTATCAATGATACTCTTGAAAGTATTCAAGTAGCAAAGAAATATTACGAAGACCTTGCGGATGGGAAAGATGTATGGCGCACTGATCCGGAACCACAATTCAAACGTCTTGATTCAGAGACAACAGATATTGCACTCGATGTAACAGAAATGTTGTTTGAAGATGGGGATATTACATTCCCGGATTATTCGGCCCGAATGATAGAAGCCTTAGGAGAAGGAATTAAACCTTACCTGAGTGGATTCTATGAACTATCCAGAGTAAGCATTCCAACCCAGGGAATGACCAGCAACATAGAAGTAGCAAATTTTGACATTAAAAACTTTAATTATAAAGAACATGTATCTAATCGATCAAGACACAGCCAACCAGATAGCACAACTACCGATGAAGTACCCGGAGATGCAAAACCTATTCCAGTCGACGGAGGAACAAGCGGATCAGTGGGAAATGGAATCAAGAAAGGTAGTGGAAAAACAATCGGACGCACAGGTAGCAAGAGCCGTGGTGATTTACAGCCCTCTTTATTTGGAGAACAAAGCAATAACGAACTATTGCCAGGAACATCCGAAGTTGAGAAATTTACTACCGGAGATACTGACGGCAGAGGAAATGGCATTGATAGCACAGAAGGACATCTTATTAACGGCGGATCAAGTGAACCAGGTAATAAAATTGACGTTGGATTACCAGAAACGTTTAAGCAACGCACAGTCCGAAAGATAATAGAACAGCGTAATGCTGAATCTATTCCGGTAACGCTCATGGACGAAGCCAATGTCCGTGAAACATTACCTTTACTACTACCCGAACAACAAGACGATGTACTAAAAGCCGAAAAGCGTTTCTTTGGTGAAGAACACAAAACCAATGAAGCCGCACATGGAAAAGGTATGTTGTTCACCAATGGTACCGGTACCGGAAAAACCTACACCGGACTGGGAGTCGCCAAACGATTTGAAAAGCGCGGAAAGAAAAACATCCTTATTGTAGTACCAAGTGAAGCCAAAGTTGGTGACTGGATCAAAGACGGTGAAAATATCGGTTTAACGATTATTCCGCTTACTTCTACCAAAGATGCAGGCGAAAATGCAGTCATTACCACTTATGCCAATTTCAGAGCCAATGACGCGCTGAAAAACCGTGATTTTGATTTGGTGATGTATGATGAAAGTCACCGGTTGATGGAAGAAAAAAGCGGTGCCACATCTTCTACCACTAATTCCCACTATTCACATTCCAATGTATCGGAGTGGCAAGCGTTTAATAGGTTGCAATCAATAAACCCAGATTACATTAAAATTCAGGAATTATTTAATAGAATAAATGAGGAAAAGAAAACACCTGGTAATCTAAATGTAAAATCGCTCGAAGAAAAAGTACTTCAACTACAAAAGGCCTATAACGAAAATATTAAACCAGGACTAAAGGAACGTGCCAAACGAGCCTACGAAAATACAAAAGTAGTATTTTTGTCGGCCACACCATTCAAAGGACACTTTAACCTGCGTTATGCCAATGGTTCGTTATTCGATTGGGGAAATGATACTATTGTAAACGGACGTGGCAGCCGTGTAAATCCCGAAGCGCAATTTTTCCTTAATAACTTTGGTTCCGCTTATGAATGGAAATTCCATCGTTTGCAGACTAAACAAAAAGCCAATGCGGAAGCGATAGCCATGCAGGAAATTGACTTTTCTGAACGTTTGATGGCGCAAGGTGTAATGTCAGGTCGTGCCATTGAAAGTGACAAGGACTATTCAAGGGAATTTCCGTTAGTAGCGTTGGAGCAATCCGAAGTATTCAATAAAGCACTCAATGAAATCTATTCGGAGGAATTCGGAGGACTTGCAGACGCGGCACACAACGTATTCAGTGATTACAACTACACCACCAAGCTATTTGAATCGTTGAAAGCATCCATGAACATACAGCGCATTCAGGATCATTTAGATTTAGGACGTAAAGTAATTGTATTCCACCGCCGGAAGCAAGCCAATGTATTACCACCCTTTCAGTCGATACTTGATCAGACACGCGAATTGGCAAATGGTTACATTGCAGAAATGGCACAAACTGATGACCTTGTAAAAAAAGCAGAGTTAGCACTAAAAGCGAACACTATGCGAACACAAGCCAAACAGTTTGAAAACAAATATGCTGACTTACTGAAATACGAACAGACACTGAACTATGATCCTGCCATCAACCAGATAAACGAAGCATTTCCAGGTCGTGTTGTCAGCATGAATGGAGATACACCCAAGAAAGACAAATCAAAGAATGTAGCATTGTTCAATGAAGATCATTCAGGGAAAGACATTATAGTAGTGCAGGAAGAAGCCGGAAAAGAAGGCATTTCACTTCATGATACGACAGGAAAGCACCAACGGGTACTCATTAGTCTATCATTGCCTATTTCGAGCACTACAGCACTGCAAATAGAAGGAAGACCCTACAGAATCGGTAACGAATCGGATGCAATATTTGAATATCCATTATTGGGACTCGATCAGGAAGTAGCGGACTTTGGCCAGAAGATCAATAAAAAATTATCGACCACCGAAAATCTGGCCATAGGAAACCAAGCCCGTGACTTGTTGCGGTCGTTTGCTGAAGGAGTATTATTCAATTCAGGAAAAGACAAACCCAACATTAGCCAGGGCAAAGGCGGAAAAGAATACGACAAAAAAGCACAAGAAACGTTGTCGGAATTCCGCAAAGCCGTATTAGTTTATAATACCAACCAAAAAACCACCGGCAGACGTGACCAGCGCGAAGGAGCAGATTATTATGCTACCCCCGAACCGGTAGGCGAAAAGATGGTTGAATGGTTATCACTACAAGCCGGTGAAAGTGCATTAGAACCAAGTGCCGGTCATGGAGCAATAGCCATGTGGTTTCCAGAGAAAGCAAGTGTAACAGTTGTAGAACCCTCCTATTCATTATTCTCAAAACTTAATGCACGATCAGGCGGTGGAAACCGGAAGATGCTCAATGATGTATTTGAGAACCTGAACACCGTAAATAAGTTTGAAGGCATAGCCATGAATCCACCATTTGGAAGTGGCGGGAAAACAGCTATAGAGCATTTAAATAAAGCATATGACCATTTGCGAAACAATGGACGTATCGTTGCCATTATTCCACAAGGACAAGCCGACAAACGATTAGATGATTTTTTAGAAGGAACACCTGATGCACATTTAATAGCTTCAGTAAAACTACCATCCTCCACCTTTGAACAAGCCGGAACGAAAGTAGGTACGCGAATAGTGGTAATTGACAGGATTGATATGCCAACGGAATGGCAGGTGAAGCAAGAAGTAAAAGCTGAAGAATATAAGAAAATATTAAAAGGTGGAGTATTTTATACTCCGGAAGAAATGCAAACATCCATTCAGAAAAAAATGTCTGAATACAGAAATGCTATTCCAAGCACTGAAAACATTGATTTATCGGGAGCAAAGAATATTGACGAACTGTTTAATGAAATTGAAGATTTGGAGGTAACACCACGTCAACTAACAAAAACGGGGGACAATAACGACGGTGTGGACAATGTAGGAGATTCCAACATCAGTAAAGAACCCATAACAGAAAATAAGGCGGAAGGAAAACTAATGCCGGTGGAAGATTATACACATACGCAAACAGGACAACAACTGTATAATGTGAAGATAAACGGACGTAGTGACGATTATGATACTATGGCAGCTATAGGCAGGAAACATAATCCATACGGAGGTGGGCGACCATGGAATAAATTTTCGAAAGGATTCTTGTTTTCGGATCGTGACAACGCTGTGAAATTTAAGAATGAGGTAGAAAAAGGACCCCTAACCTACAAATGGGAACAAGAAAGACCAGAATACAAATTAATATCCGACAATGGATTTTACAGCCCGGTAGAAAATGCACTGGATAAGATACAACAGGAACGCGGAACGAAAGACCAGTTTAAAGCCATGTTATTGAAGAATGGAGCTAAACAAGCCGAGTTGGATTGGATGGGATTTGATGAACTACCTGAAAAACTTACTAAGTCGGATGTTCAGAATTGGATAGACGAGAACAGGATTGATGTGAAAGAGGTTATAAAAGGAGATAAGATAATTACCGCTTATGATGTATTTAATGATATTAACGATTTTGTTGGAGAATACAACAATATATCAGATGCAGAATATTACGCAAATATAAATGGTGGCTATTTTGAACCTAGTATTGATGAAAAAAGAGAGTCAGATGCAATATTTTCTCAATACGTTTTACCTGGTGGGAAAAACTACAAGGAATTGTTGTTGACAATGCCAAAGAATGAATCAAATGCAGGAGAATTGCATTTAGTACATAAAGAAAACGGCATGTGGGCGTGGTATAGAGGAACACATCAAGATACCGGAGCTTTCAGAACAAGAGAACAAGCCGAAGGTGCAATTTCACAAATAAGACCAGAAAGTAAGTTTGATACATCTAACTTCCATTCATCCCATTACGAAGAACCAAACATCCTTGCACATGTCCGATTCAATGAACGGACGGTAAACGGTGAAAAGGTATTGTTTATTGAAGAGTTTCAGAGCGATTGGGCACAGAAAGGAAAGAAAGAAGGATTTAGTGATCCAAAACTTATTCAAAGGAAAAATGAAATTCAGGCTGAAATGAAATCCCTTAGACAGGATTTAGACGTTTTGAGAGATAAAGATGCTGCTGAAAATAACAATGGGAAAAGAAGAGAAGCCAATTTATTAGAATGGGCGGGAAAATACGAACCTGAAAAAGATAGTCAAATGGCAGCTCTTCTTTCAGAATTAAATTCTATTGAAGAAGATTCTGTTCCCGATATGCCATTCCAGAAAACCGACCAATGGGTAAACCTTGCAGCCCGAAGGATGATGCGTTATGCAGCCGAGAATGGATTTGATAGAATTGCATGGACGAATGGAACTCAACAGGCAGAACGATATGATTTAAGTAAGCAGGTTGATAAGATTACCATAACCAAAGATGAAATGTCTGACGCTATCAATAAGCAAGGTGAAAGAGTTCAGGGTTATGTAGTAAGTGCTGTAAAAGGTACGGATAGAATCATTAGGGATGAAACGATGGATATTTCCCATATAGAGGAAACTTTAGGGAAGGAAATAGCCAAAGGAGTTATCGAGGGAAAAGAAACCTTTGAAGGAGATGGATTAAAAGTTGGAGGAAAAGGAATGGAAGCGTTTTACGATGCTATTGTTCCTAAAGTAATGAGTAAATTAGGCAAACCGTTTGATGCAAAAATTGAAACAATAGGTCTAAACACAAAAATAAAAAAGACAAACGAAGAAATATCTTTTTCTCAATTCGAGAAAGAAGCTAAAATGCCAGAAGTTTCACAAGTTCAGTCTATCCCTGTTACTGACTCCATGAAACAGTCGGTCAGTGAAGGTATACCTATGTTTAAGAGGAAAGAACCCCTAACCCCTGAAGGGGAACCGGTGAAGCCAACATATAGTGTTGAAAAACCTCTTGAACAATACGCCACAGAGATAAATGCATACAATGACAAGATAAAAGCGATTAATGACCGGAAGAAAGAACTAAAAAAAGAACATGACGATAAAAAAATAAGCAATATAGATTTCGTATCAGAAGCAAGAAAACTCAATGATGAGAAATTTGATTTAGAAACAAAGAAAAAGCGCATTGAAGCAGGAACATCCACACCGGAAGATTTTGAAGAAACACCCTTAACTCCTCCTGAAAGCGGGATAAATGGCGGGGGACAAAAAACCCCACCCCCAACAACAAGCCGATCGACTAAATTAGCTGAAGAGGTTGGAGAAAACTTGCCGGAAAAACTGCGTGATGAATTGGATGCAAAAATGGAGCGTGGGATGAAGAAAATAGAATTTGCCATTCAGGAAGCCTATCAGGACCAACATTTGGCAGTAAAACTATTTCAGGATAAATTAAAAGAAAACGGTTTGGTTATTACTCCATTGAATGATTGGCACCGACGTGTATCTGCATTGGGAGGAATGAATGATTCCCAAATGGATGCTTATGAACACCGGTTCAATCTTCCGATTATGAAAGAAGTGAACCGCATGGAGAAAATATCCAGTTACAGGGATATTGAAAACTACATGATGCTCAAACATGGACTGGAACGTAATGACTTTATGCGAGCACAAGAAGCAGCTGCACTCGAAGCAGATGGAAAGAATATACCCGAAGGACTTGCCGAAAAAGATTTTTCAGGTATAACGGCCATCGAAGAAGAAATAAAAAAACCTGCACAAGAATTCATTGACGAATTTGAAGGACTTCACGATACAACTAAATTGTGGGATCTGATTAAAAAATCAACCACCAATGCTTTGAAAGTAGGGAATGATAATGGACGGATCAGCAAAACGGAATATGACGACATAGTAAACCGCTTTAAATACTACATTCCGTTACGTGGTTTTGACAAAGATATTGCTGAAGACAAATACGATTACAGTCCGGATATGGGAACACACTTTGTGGCCCCGCTTATTAAAGCCAAAGGACGTATATCACGACCAGAAACACCGTTTGCCTATATTTTCAGTATGAACCATAGTGCAATCACCGAAGGAAACAAAAATAACCTGAATCAAATATGGGTACGATTAGCACGTCAGGACAAATCCGGATTGCTGATTCTAAAACAAAGCTGGTACAAGAAAACGGGTGAAACAGAAAACGGATTACCAATTTGGGAACAACAAAGCCCGGAATGGAATGCTAACCCGGAACAATATGACCTGAACATACAAAAGTTTGAAGCTGATATGCAGGAATTGGCAGAAAAAAAAGAAGCCATACAGAAACGTGGGAAACTGAACATAGGACTCTTTGTAAAACCAAAACAAGCCAAACAACACGAAATACACGTTTACGAAAACGGTACGGAGCATGTGGTGTATATCAATGCCAATCCAAAAATAGCCCGTGCAATAAACGGAGATAATCGAGTAGAAGCCGGTGCATTCTTTGATGGATTGTCGGTTGTCAACCGGTGGATGGCAGCCAACTTCACATCACGCAATCCACTCTTTATGGTAACCAACTTTGAAAGGGATATCACCTTTGCAACAACAACGCTGGGAGTAAAAGAAGGAATCATTTACCAGGCTAATTTCCTGAAAAATGTTCCAGTGGCAGTAAAAGCCATTACCAACATGATGATAGGCACCGGAAATGTACAAAACAAATACGATCAGTATGCCGAAGAATTTGTAATGAATGGAGGTAAAACAGGATACACGCACATTGTAGAAATTAAATCCGTACAAAAACGCATTGAAAATGAAATAAAAAAAGGAAAGATAAACGAACCATCGGTTGTATTTCGGTTATTTGAATTAGGTAATTCTGTTGCGGAAAATACAACACGACTTGCCACATACATTACATCACGCGAAGCAGGTCGCAGTATTTACGAAGCGGTAAGTAATGCCAAAGAAGTAACCGTAAATTTCAACACAAAAGGCAGTGGAGCATTGGGAGCCGATGAAATGAGAAAATCATTCCTATTTTTCAATGTTGCGATTCAGGCACTCAGTAATATATTAAAAACTACAAAAGAACATCCATGGAGAATGGCCGGATTATTAGCTTCGTTTGTAGCTACCGGAATACTAATGCCATTACTGAGCCGATTATTAGGAGGTGAAGAAGCTGAACAGGCATATAATAACCTTTCGGACTGGGATCGTCAAAACAACCTGTGCATATGGACCGGAAGCGGATATGTGAAATGGTCGATCCCACAAGAATTGCGTGTATTCCATGCATTGGGAGATAACCTGTACCGATTCTCACAAGGTAAGGTAACCAAAACCGAATTAGCTGTTAACACCATGGTAGGACTTACGGACTTATTGCCGGTGAACCCGATGGGAGCCATGAAAACTGACGGGAAAGAATGGAAGATGTTTGCCAATACACTAACGCCGGATTTGATGAAACCGTGGGTACAACTTGCCATCAATACGACTTATACAGGTGGAAATGTATTTAATCCATATGCCAATCCATCCGATCCGGGATTTGTACAATCGAGCAAGAACAAAAAAGGAGAACCCTATGCACCGGCTATATTAGTATGGGCCGCGCAGGAAATGGATAAACAAAGTGATGGTGATGGAGTAATGCCCGGAAAAATAAGTCCAAACCCTGATGTGATCAATCATATTATGCGTGGTTACATGGGTGGATTGTATACTATATTTGTAAAATCAGTAGATTCAGGTGATAAAGTAATAGAAGGAAAAGAACTAAAAGTACGTGATACGCCGATCAGTGCGCTGTACACTTCCAAAGAGGACATAAAAGAAAGTGATGCAGGGTTGCGGAAAGAATACAGCGACGTGAAAGCAGCTATAACGGACGAAAAGCACTATATCAGCAAGTATAAGAGTGGAGCGATAGAAATATACCGCAAAGGTGGTGATCTTGCCAAGGTGGCGGAATATACCACCAAGATGCAACAACTCTCGACTAAAAAGTACACCATGCTGAAATTTATTACTGCCGGAATCAGCAAACTGGAAGAACAAATAAAAGATGCACAGGATCCGGACGTAATGCAACAACAAATCAATAAATTCAAAAAGATTGCAATACGAATAGATGCAACCAAGGATGAAAAAGAATTGGAAGATATCCAGGAGGAAATGAGTAGGTAGTAGGCAGTAGGTAAAAAACAGCTTATCGAATGATTCGATAAGCTGTTTTTATTATAATTTCTGAACTGTGATTTTTGACTATGATTTATGATATTATAATGATTATAAAATAATGTAACTAACCATCCAGTAGATAGTGCAATTAATGAATATATAATAACTACTAATGTTTTACCTGAAAATTGTTTAATTCCAAACTCTTTTTCATTGTAATCAATTTTTTTATTTACAAAACCAATAATAAGAAATAATCCAAAAGCTTGAATAAAACCTAATCCAGGTAGTCCAAAAGTTGAAACGATAAACCATAACCACAGTTTCATAAAAACAAATGCCTGGAGAATGTCACAGAGAACTCCAGTAATTAAAATAAACATAAATGTTCCGAATTCTTTCATAATTCAATATCACTTACCTGTACAGTGAGAGGTTTTTTTTAAAGTTTTTAATTCAAATTCAAAATATTCTTTTCCTATTGGTACAATTTCAGTATCGACAATACCACGCCTGATAAGCTTATCATTAAATCCATATTTTTTAGAAAGAATATCCTGCAATGGTTTTACAGGATTATCCCAATCAGATAATGTGGAACTAAATCCAAACTTGAAATAGATTTCAAATGGTGGATCCGGAATATCAATCTTCTTAGGCAATAACCAAAGGAGCTTAGTTTGATATAGTTTATATTCATCCGTTTTATACCGTTTTCCTTTCCAGGCATCATTTACGGATAGTGGTTTTTCATTTAATCTGCACATTGGTTATTGAATTGGGGACGTTTGGGCCATATAGATGAAGGTGAGATTATATTTATAAAATTATAATCGGAAATTTCACCATTGGATACAGGATCGAATCCAATAACGTATCGTTGTTGTTTATTCTGATTCCATACTGTTTCCGAAAACGTTTTCCAGATCCGTTTTTCTTCCTTACGCATTAAACGGCATAATCGAAAGAATGATTTTGTATTACTCCCATGATAGGTGTAATGAAATAAACTACTCACCGACACCTTGGTAGGATCACTTGAAAAGTTTGGGGTGCTATGGTGAGCTTTACTTTCAAAACCTTTCTTCAACTCTTTTTTAAGTTTACGTGGAATTTTAATGGTTTTTGGAATTTTCATAATCCTAAGATTTGTTTGATTTGTTCATTATAGCTTTCGAATAATTCTATTGTATTTTCTTTACTATCAATACGTGGAGTTAGAATATAATGCTGGCATATTGTTGCTCTATCTGCCAATAGCTTAACAAGATTAAGATTTACATTTTTATCCAATTCACTATTTGAGAATACACTAATAGCAATACGATCACCATATGCTATTTTAGTCATCTGTTCAATAACTTTTTGTTTATCAATTTGTATTGATCCATTTTGATTTTCCATAACATTGTTATTTTGAATTATAGAGATTAAGTAAAGATTCAAGATGTGTTTTATCTGATTCAATTTGCAATTTAAGAGAATCAATGGCACACTTAATACCACCTTTCAATATAAAATCAATTACAATTTTTACTTCTTCAGATGAAAAAACAGGCATTAATTTATCCGGTGGGAAATTATAAAAAGACATGTTGTTTCCAGAAATAGGAATACTTAAACATATGCCATCTACATCTATGTCGTAAACCACTATTCCTCCGGGAGGTTGTAAAAAGACACCAATAACTTTAAAGTTACCTGACAACATCAGGTCTTTAATATTTTTAGAAAGAGCATAAATAATTTTTTGTGATTCGGTTTGATTTTCCATGTTGTTATTTATTAAAGACGTTTAGAAATTTACGAACAAATTTTTGTGAAGCAGCTTTATAAAGAACCTTAGAAGATTCAGAGAAAGAAATTTCAGAGTTATTGACTATATCCGGATTATCGTGTACATTTCCTTTTATTTCGCCAATATCATAATCGTTACCACTTGCCAGCGCGAATTGCAGTTCACATATTTCGGAAACGGTTTCGAAACCAAAACCGGCATGATAATACACGTCGCCATCGTAGTAGGATCCGTGTTTGTTTACATGCCGGAGCTGGCCAACAGTTTCGGGGAGTACTTCAATTTCATTTAGTATTGTATCCCGGCAATAGGGTTGCATTTCTTCCTGAAGGATGAAGTGTTTGTTCATGATGGTTTTACAGGCATAGAAACCGTAAACCCATTCGTTGGAGTATTTGCGTTTTGCGCGGTATGGAGATGGTAGATTCATGATAGTTTAAATTTTATAGTAAGTTGATGGTAGTCAGTAGTGTAGAATTATCGCGATTCTGAAACATATAATAATACTTTAGTCCAGTATATGACTTCATCGCTACTTAAATTATTAGTGAACATTTCCTTAATACAAACTAACACGCATGATATTGCAGTTTGATGTTGATATCCTTCTAATTCTGCATAATTTGAACACGCAGGCATAAGTAAGACAGATTTGAATTTTTGAATTAATTCTTCGCCTTTTTGGTTGGGTGACATATTAGTTTATAGTTTGATGTTTTGGAGATAATAAGGACAATAGGAACGAACCCAGGTAACCGGAAAGCAAACAAAGCAAATGAAGCATCCCGGCACTGTTATGTTTGAGAAAGCTAATGGTTAGAAAAGTGAGAACCGAAACAATGGAGACAATCAGGGACGTTTTGTTTTGGAACCTGACACGGCCGATCGTCACCAAAAAGAAGTACATTCCTATCATAGCATAGATAACACCACTGGCACCTACCACCACTTGTGAATAGGTACAAAAGAAAGAAGCTGCAAACCCCACAGAGAAACTAAGTAATGCAATGCGCCACGGTGGATAGTGCCGGATTAAGGCACTAAAGAAAACAAAAAAAGAAAACGAGTTAATAAGAAGATGCATAAGACTGGCATGTTGGAACATGTAGGTTATGTGTTTCCATACCGGGAGTGTTGCGGAGTAACCAAGTTCCAGGCCAAAGAAGCAATAGACAAGGAAGAACGAAAGGAGAATGAAGTATTTCATAAGGATAGATTTTCAAAAAAGAAACGTATTGGCACTAAGTTTTCATGAATAAGACCATATTTTTTCGCGAAACGATAATTTGCGCTATAAGAATTAAGTCTTTTAATTTGCTCTGAAATTTCCCGACGAAAGAGTTCCAAATCAAAATCCTTTTTCCAATTATTACAAACTCTACAAGCAGGATGCAAATTGTCAATGTGGTTTAAATCAAATTCACTAAGATGATTTAAAAATGGAGGTATTCTCCATTTATTCTTTATGTGTTGAATAAAATTTCTTTGTGGGATGATATGATCAACCTGCATATCTTTTATAGGAATCTCAACTCCACAATAAGCACATCTACCATTTAATTTTGAATGTACTTCTATTCGTTGTTGTTTTGAAAATGCCATACTACAATTATTAAATGTAAGATAAAACGAGACTCTAACCAATAACTACTTTAATCGAACCACAAATGCATTAAAATTAAAAGCTATATAGGTGTTTTCGGTCATGGATAGGCACCTGAGATAAAAAGGCTGATCTTTCATCAGTTTATTTTCGAGCATAGATTTTAAATACCTCTTTTTTACTTTAGTCACTCCACTGCCATCGCGTTTAATCTGGCTGATAAAAATCAGTTCGCTTGCCAATTTTTCCATGTTATTTTTTCCTCCTGATTTTTTTATTGATCATTCGGCGGACAGTTATTGCTGAGATGGTTGTATCAGGTTGGTTTTCGTAGGTAAACCAGATTGCCTTGTTTACATTCTGAAGTTCGAGGAATTTAAGACGGAAAATTTTCTGTATTGTGTGATGATATTCGGATTTGAACCGTTGGGGACCACCGTATACAATATTTCGGATTGTTTTAATGGATAAAGAACCGGGAATTTTTTGGGCACCAATCTGCGGAATAGTAAGATTAGCCACATCCCATAAATGGAATACATGTTCGGTTTGTTTGGTAGTATCTTTCATACATTAGTAGTTTTAATGCTACAAAAATAATAAATTAATTCTAATTATCATTACGGGCAATAATAAATCAAAAAAAATTATTCATTTGTATCACTTTTAGAAAGTCAAATTAAAATACAAAAAATATGATCGTCGAAGAAACAAAAACACCAACCACCCCTCTACCAGGTGAGAACGCATCACAAGGTGCAGAAATGATGGCACCAAAAGGACGCGCTGCCATGTTGGCTTTATACAAGACGCAGAATCCGGAAACAACGGATGAACCGGATGACGAATCGTTGTTTGATTTTGGTCACAAAGGAATGGGAGAACGCGACGAATTGCGCGGAAAATACGACACCCTGAACGGAGCGAATGAGAAGTTGGCAGAAGCCATATCACAAGATCCACGTTTTGCCAAATTCATTGCCATGGTGGGGAGTGGAGAAAAACCACTTTATGCCCTGGGAAAGATATTTGGCAACGTGATTGATCAGTTGGACGAAGAAGGAACCGAGAACCTGAAAAAAGGACAGGATGAATACTCCAGCGGTTTCAACCAACTGAAACAAAACTTTGAAGCGTACAAAGCCAATCTGAAAAAATACGGCGAAGATAACAGCCTGGACGATGCCACGACTCAGAAGATAAACGACATCATACTAGATTTAAGTGATGCCTTTATGAATTGGGACATTACCACGGAAGTGATTGACGGAGTATTCAAGATGATTGATTACGACCAGGACAAACAGGCATTGAGTGAAGCTGAAGCATTGGCCATAAAAAACAAGACCATTGACGAAATGAAAAGTGGCGGTGGAAAACCAGAAGCACCACTACCGGATCTTAATGGTTCGAAACAGCAAGCGAAAAATAAAAAGATTGCGCCGGTAATGAATGACGAAGCGTCGTATGTTCCGTATAGTCAGAGGCTGGAAGTAAAGAAATAGATGTCTGAACTGTGATTCATGTGATTCATTTGACTAAGATGATTAAAAAAGAAAATTAATACTAAGTAGTAGGTAGAAAACAAAAATAAATTTAAAATCAAAAAAGAGTATGAAAAAGTTATTTGTAAAATTTAGCAGCAGCGGACTATTTTTGTTCGCCATCATGTTGGCTTGTACGCTTTTCGGAGTAACCGGAGTGGGAGCCGTATTTGCGGATGCACCGGCAGCAGCCGTGGCATTAGGAGCACCCGGAGGAGAAGGTGGTGTTGCAGGAGAAGGATTTGTAACCCTTGACCAGGCATTAACCGACTCACCCCATCTATTAACCCGTACCATTCATCAGGAGGTCATTAAGATTGCACCGTATGATTACGTCACCAGGTCCTTACTGGGTCAAAACTTTAAGATTAAGAAAAAAACAAAAGATCATAAAGTGGTGGTGTATTCGGCTGAATCAGTATCCATCAGTGCCACAGTAGCTACAGCCTATGCAGAATCAGCACAAGAACAAGCCGTTGTTGATTTTGGAGTTTCTAATAAATCATTTGCTATTAATGAAACCGTATTTTTCCCAAATATAACAGGATATAAATCCGACGGTGTTACCAGTGATGGTCACTGCCTGGTATGTTACGTAGTAGGAAAAGACGATAACAAAGCACCGATTTTAAAACCTATCAACGGAAAATCAGTAACGGGAACCATTACTATTCCATCCCTGGCATTAAATACAAAAGCCTTACGCGGACTTCGAACCGGTACAGAAACGCAGATACGTACCGAACCGGTAAATATCCTGCCAACTCCGGGAGATTATTTCATTCAGAAAAATATCATTGAATTTGGTGTATCGGGTTGGTTTAACTCAGCAACCAAGGAAGTGAAATGGGATGATAGGGACATGATGGAAATGGCCGTTGCGGAAAAGACCCGTACAAGTATGCCGGACTTTTGGTTAGGTGTATCAGGATCCGGACGCTTCTCGACCAAATACAACGACGATACCGAAGAACTGGCTTACTTCCATGAAGGAGTCTGGACACAGGCCGGTCGGGAACATGACTTTAACGGAGTGATCGACATTGACGCTATTATTGACTTTGGAAAATACGTTTTTACCGGTAACAGATCCAGTAATGAAAAGTACCTGGCCATGGGTAGCGAATTGAGCGCAGCATTCCAGAAAGTTATTTTTGCGAATCCTTCCCTATTGGGTGAAACATACCGCGATAAAGAACTCAACATCAACTTTACGGCTGTCAACTTCTTTGGAGGTAAAAAGATACTCTTTGCCGACGATCCATCGCTTGATGATATTGGTATGAGCAATTGCGGGTTCCTGATTGACCACAAATATGCATTCGAGTATAATTACGGCATGGAGTCTATTCCAATTGACAACAAGAAAATGCAAAAGGCAGATTCGACCGGTCAGGCTATCGTGGAAGAAAACTGCTTTATACTTGCCAATAAAGATGCACATTGTAGAGTAATTCTCTAAGAACCCCTAACCCCTAAAGGGGGATAAGAAAAAGAAACAAGCCATCACGAGAAAGATGGTGGCTTGTTTTAAAACCTCATTCAAAACACGTAACAATAAAATATTATGTCAAGAAAAGTATATCAACAAAAAAATCAGTTTTCGAATTCGTCGGCCATACGTATTGATGTAAAAGGAAAATCGAAAACAGTCACTTTTGAAAGTAAACGCCGGAACGGGTTATTAACTTACGAAACTGAAGATGCAGACATCCAATCTGCCATCGAATCGACCAAACAGTTTGAAGCCGGTAAAATAACCTGTATTGAAGGAACTGTAAGACCCCAAGCCCCTAAAGGGGTTGTGAAGAAAGAGGTGGACGGTGGTGACGGTGGTGACGCTATACCTGTAAAACCAGAAGTAAAGAAAACGGAAGTGGTAGAATACGCCGAGGTAACCGAATTTCAGGCAGCCAAGGAAATACTTCGTTCGGAACCTTACTTGGTGCCATTTCAGGCATTGAACAGTATACCAAACATTCTGAAAAAAGCGGAAGAAGTGGGTGTATCGTTTCCAAATCTGAAAGTGGCAGAATAAATTTTTATCAGAACAATATCCTTAAAGAAATAAAGGCTGCTGCAAACGTAGCAGCCTTTTTTTAAACCCTGTTACAAAAGCATCATGACCAATTTGGATTTTAAAAACCTTGTATTGCAGATACTCAACGAAGCAGATGCAGAAATCAATGGAGCTGACATGATAGGTGCCGACATGACCAAACTATCCACTTACATTGAAAACTTATATCCATTCGCTTGGCGCAGGGCATTAAAGATACTTCCACGCTCGTGGTTTATTACCAAATCGTTCACCGATGCTGGCAAAGTGGTAAATCCGCCCGATGGAACCGGTTATGTAATCCTTCCGGATGATTACCTGGCATTATCCGCTTTTCGTATGAAAGGGTGGAGAACCGACTGCCTGACAGCACCGGAAGAAACTCCGGCCATCAATGCAAAACAAAAAAACGAATACCTGAGAGGAAATGTGTATGAACCTGTATGTGTGCTAAAGTTTATATCAAGCGATAACACACTAAAGAAAGCATTGTATTACTATTCATTACCAAAGGCAGGAGATGATACTTCACACGTCATTGAAAATGCATTGTACATACCCAATGTAACTGTATTGGGGGACAATGTAGACATTGCTGACAATGGAATCCAGGCACTGGCCTATTTGATGGCAGCAACCGTACTTACCACGCTGGAGAAAGACGACGCGGCCAAAAAGATTGAAGCAAGAATTATAGAATTAATTTAATACGAAAGAATATGAGCCACGAACACGATCACAAAGAAACACCCGTCGTACCAGTACCAGTATTGAAATATTTAAAAGATCCGGTAGAGGTAATTAATGACTTATATACAAAATATCCAGAGGCAGAATACGGATGGTTTGCATTTATATTTTCACTGGGAACCTTCGCATGGTGGAATCATAGACTTTCAATTCCAAAATGGCAACCACTCTCCAATTATCTATTTGAAGATGTTGATCCAAACACGCTAAAAGATGGAGATGCTTATGTGTGGGATCCTACAAAAAAGAAATTTACAATCACGAATTCGTTTGCCTGGGACACTGAAGAATTTTAAAACTATTATTTATTAATTCCAAATACAAAAATAAATGAAAGCATTTTATTACGACCCACTATCCAAAAACTGGATATTAAAACATAAAACCGGGGGATTTGAGAAAATACCTTCAGGAGTATGTACAATGAGTATTACAGGAGATGAAACAACTGTATACATCTATCAAGGCAACATCAGAAAAGGAATGGCAAAGATTGCTGAATTAGAAAAAGATTCGGCAGGCAATAAATATGCTGACTATTCCGACTTTAATACATCCACATCAGCTTTTATAAATAACAACGAAACGTTCAACACAGAAGAATTTTAAACCATGGCACCACTAAAAATAGGTATTTTAAACAAGCGGGTTGCAGTACCAACCACGGCAGACAATAACGGTATTTACTTTGTAAAGAACGACACTTTTACCGGGATATACATTGTATCCGCATTCGGTGGAACGAAACAGGTACTTAAGATATTTAATTCGGGTGATTGGTATGATAAAGCTCAGATAGATACCAAGCTTCAGACTAAGCAAAATGACATTGATTCCTTAAGAAATGAGTTAGAATTGAAAAGCGGTGGTCCAAAAGGTTCATATGCTAACCTTGCGGCCCTAATCGCTGCAAATCCTGACCACCAATACAACTATATTACTCTTGATAACGGTTGGTGGAATTATTGGAATGGGACGGCTTTTGTGGGAGGTGGAGTATATTTGAGTACGGGAGACGCTCAAGCAAAATCCGATGTAGTAGCACCAATTCTATATCCTTTACCCGATGTAATTATTTTCGCAAATTTATCAACTCAATATCCAACAGCTATTTTTGGATGTGCTGCAAGGAATTTGAGTGATGGGTTTATTAATAGTTATAATGGAATTGCGTGGAAGAATACCGGATTGAAAGAGTTTCCAGAGGATGTAAAAATTGCATCTCCTACATTTATTGATTTTCCTTTAATATGGACGCCTGGAAGCTACTATAATAGTGAAACTGGTGCTATAACTCCTTCAGAAGGATGGAGTCGTTCACAATTAGTTGACATTGAAAATAAAACTATTTCATTCTCTATTTCAAATTCGTATGTTGACAATGGAGCAGTAGCTTCGGTTGTATATTTTAAAAAAGATGGTAGCTTTTTATCAAAAGATTTTAATTTAAAAAAACCAAATTTCTATTCAAATAAAACTCTACATCCACAGGGAGCAAAATTTGTAGCATTTACAATTTTTTCAGCCAATACAATAATTACCATTAAAATAGCCTCTTTAATTTATCTGAATGATTTTTCAATTATAGTTAATAGTTTAGTTTTGGGAAAAACTAAAAAACAAACTTTCAACTATAATGTCGATTATAATACACTTGGAAATTTAAAATACGTAGATTTAGGAGTAGGAGATTATAACGGATTTGATTCATGTGTTTCGTCATCCTCGTTAAATAAATTCGGAGATCTTGGATATAACAAGGAATTGTCTGTTATAAATTCCGGAGCAGGTACTACTAATCGAAGCCTTTACTATTTATCGAAAATTCGACCAGAATTAAAGATTTCCAAAAAAATAAATTTTCACTTCTATATTTTATCGTCAAACTCACTTACCATTAGTTTGGCATTTTACATAAAAAATTCAGAATTTACGAACGTAAAATCTCAATTGATCGTACTAGTCAGTGATGTTGTTCAAGAAGTCAATTTAAGTTATGACTTTATAGACTTTGATTTTACAACATTACAATGGCTTCAGTGGTATTTAATGGATATTACTTCTGGAACTACAATCTATTTTAGTTCTCCTGAAATTTGGGACGGATTGACAACTTTTGATCAATTCTCAAATATGCTATCAACAAAAGAAATGAATATTATACGTGATTCAAGTGGATATGTTGGTAAAAATGGATTATATGTAGGTGATAGTATTTCTACAGATGATAACTATAAATGGAAAGGTTACTTAGAGAACCATTATGGATTATCATATATAAGAGGCATTGAAGGTCAAATGCAACCGGCTCAGGGTGGAATTTCATTATATCCACCTATAACAGAAACAGTAGGACATGAAAGTATTTGGTATAGATGTGCTGGACAAAGATTATCGATATATAATCCAGACGTCAAATTTTTATTTGGCGGAACAAATGATTTAGAAGCAGGTTATGATTTAGGATCAGCAACCGATATAGCATATAAAGATACAGATATAAGACCAACTCATTTAACATGGTGTGCTGCATTGAAAGGCTGTATAGAAATGCAACAACGTGATTTTCCAAATATAGAGCTAATTCTATGCACAGTATTGGATACAACAGGTTATGGAAGTACAATGTATGATGCTACTTATAATGTGCGCGAGACAATTGCGATAAGAACTATGGCAATTGCTAATTTGTATAATTTGAAATGCGTTCCTTTATTTTGGGATTCAGGAATAACAGCAAGAAATACAGCATCTTTTACTTTAGATACTATTCATCCAAATAGATATGGAGCAAAAGGAATAGAAAAATGTATTGCAGAAACTTTAGCATTGAGATAATAAAAAGGAGATTAGTTTTAATAAGAATTAAAAACCTCCATCTCCAATCGACCGATTAAACGACAAAATCATGCGAATCAACAAAACCGACATAAGTAAATTCTCCTGGCCTGAAGCTATGAGTGATTCAAACGGAAAGACAAGTGGAATTAGGTTCAATTGTCATATAGTTATTGTGACATGTAGTTTATGTTTATTGATTACAGTATTGAGAAATACGGCAGATACACTGGCACTGGCAGGTGTATTGGCCGGCTTGATATCGACGGCATTCTGGGCATTGGGCTATTCGAAAAAGAAAGACACGAACGATACCACCAATACAGAGGTGGGAGATGAAAAAGAAAATTAATCATACATTAAATTTGAAACTATGGAAGATTTTATGTCTCATTTTTGGCAAAACCTTAAACCTGTTTTATTAGTAGTCATCACTGGATTTACAAGTTTATTCAGTCCAATTCAGGATGTTTTACAAGTCCTTTTGATGGCTTTTTTATTCAATATCTTTGCCGGAATAGCAACTGACAGCAATATAAATAAAACACGTTTTTGTTTGAAAAAAGCCTTTGAATCTTTCAAGCAGTTATTATTCTACGTGATTCTTATTTATTTCATTCATAATATTTTTGATTCATTGGGAAATGACGAATGGGGACATGTAGGAATAAAGTGGATAACTATGACAGTTGTCTATTTTTATATGACTAATATTCTTCGTAATACTTCACTTTTATTTCCTAAAAACAAAGCGATTGAATTTATTTATATTGTTTTGACTACCAGAATTTTCGAGAAATTAAAAAATTATTTAGGAATTAATAAAAACGATATAGCATGAAACTGCAATTAAAACGTATTTATTTCGCACCCGATTATACCATTGGGAAATTATCAATTGATGGTATTCCTTTTTGTGACGTATTGGAAGATAGGAATCGCGACACGAACAAGGATGGTAAATTAGAAACACCGAAAGTCTTTGGCGAAACCTGTATACCCTTCGGAACGTATCAAGTCACTATAAATATGTCCACACGTTTTAAACGTGAATTACCATTATTATTGAACGTTCCTGGTTTCGACGGAATTAGAATTCATCCAGGTAACATGGCTGCTGATACACATGGTTGTCTGTTGGTTGGCATCAATGACGTTAAAGGTCGAGTGTCACAATCACAAGTCACATTTTCGAAACTGTTCCCTATTCTGAAAAAAGCAACGAATATTCAAATAGAAATTGTATGAAAAACTATATTATTGCTGCGGTAACAGTTGCATTATTTGTAATTGGTTTCTTTGTTGGTCGTGCAACGTTAAGTAATAAACAGGCAGAACAGGCCTTATTGACCGCACAAGGGAAAACCGCACTCATTAAACAGAAGGACGATCTGGAAACAGCATTTGCACGTGAACGTATTGATTCGAGCAAAGTAATACAGAACCTGCATAAAAAGATAAGTGACGGATTAAAACCGGTGATCCGGCGGAAGATTCAGGTAGCAGTTGAAGCTGTAGATATTGCACGAAAAGATACGAATACAACAGAAAATTGTAAGGATGCAATAAATAAACAAGAAGAAGCAATATTTGATCTGGGAATAAAAGCCTATAACGATTCCATTCAGATCTACGAATGTAATAAACAAAATGGTATTAAAGAAGGCTTACTGACTAAGAAAGACAGAACCATAGCGGAACAGAACCAGATAAATACAGACTTAAGCACTGCGCTAAAGAAGCAACCCGGTGATAAACTCTTTACACCATTTGTCCAAGCTTCGTGGAACTCCTTTGGATATGTTGGAGCCGGAGCCGGAATATACATTCATAATGTAGGAATTGGAGCAAAATACATGACTGATTTCAAGAACAAAGGATATGAAGTAAGCGGCAGTTTAAAATTTTAGATAAAACATTGTGATTTTTCATTGTATTAGATTTGAGGTTAACAAGGAATATCCTACGTTGTGATAACGCGGGTATTTCGCTAATTTATCAGAATCAGAATTTACAGAATTTTGAAATTTACAGAATGAACATAGAACAGCTCATACAAGAGAATGCCCGCAGGAATGCGGAAAAAAAAAAGATTATGACCCAATATCCGGGCTAAATTGTTGCGGAGAACGGTTTGAGTTGACTGTGTCCGATAAAAACCCACGAACATTTTACTTACCAATAGAGATGGCGAACCACCCTGCCATCATAATGCTCAAAAAACACGGATCAATAGAAAAAGCATTACGCGAGAAACTAAAGCGTAAAGCGACCCCCACACAAATAGATTACTTCTGGTTGAAGATATGTGAAGAACGATATAAGCATGACTTTGAGTTTTATGCTGTAACGTGTGAAACCATAGAAGACAAACAATCGGCAGAACTTGTACCCTTTATATGTAATCCGGCCCAGCAAATGTTGTTGGAAGAATTCGAAGAAAAACGTCACGAAGGGTTGCAAATACTTGTACAGGTACTCAAAGCAAAACAAATGGGATTTTCCACCCTGGTTCAAATGTACATGAAGTGGATACAGACGATACATAAAAAAAACTGGAACAGTGTAATATGTGCACATGTAAGAGATGCAGCCATTAATGTACGATCCATGTATGAACGATCAGTAAAATATATGCCGGCGATCAACGGCGAAAAAATAACCATAAAGAATTTTGCCAGTACTCAGAATATAAAAGAAATACCGGAGCGAGGTTGTCGTATAACCGTTGGATTTGCTACGGAACCTGAAAGTGTACGATCTCAGAACGTGAAGATGGTGCACTTTTCGGAAGAAGCTTTTTACCCGGCTACTGAAGGAAACAATCCGGAAACATTAGAATCGAGTATTGTATCATCTTCCACCAAAGGACCGTATACCATGATCGTACGTGAAAGTACTGCAAATGGTGTGGGTGATTACTTCTACGAACAATATCAGAAAGCCAAGAGCAAAGAATCATCCTTTGTAGCCATCTTTGCACCGTGGTTTATGATAAAAATGTATGAAGAAACATTTGCAGGGAGTTACTACGCACACAATGGCCGCAAGAAAAAAGGAACCGTAAGTGAATTTATAGCCACAATGAATGACTATGAATGGAATTTATGGAATAATCACAAAATATGCACACTTGAAAATCTAAACTGGCGACGCATGATGGCAGCCACCATGCCATCAGAAAGTAAGATGAAACAGGAGTTTCCGAGTGACGACATAGAAGCGTTCCAGGATTCAGGATCACCGGTATTCAGGGCAGACGATGTGGAGAAATTACGATCCGAATGTTGCAAGCCGGTTGCGGTAGGCACCATGTTTTCGAAGTATGCGCCTGAGATGGCTGTAGTAGAACCATCTAAACGAAAAGACATACTAAAAGATATTTATTTCAGAGAAGATCCAGAAGCAACTAACTTTGTGCTTACCGGAGATGCCAAACTGAGACTACACAAAGGAGTAAACAAACTGCACGTGTGGGAATACCCGGATAAAGAACAGAAAATAAGCAACCGGTATGTGGTGGTATTCGATCCACAAAAAGGAGTAACCGAAAAAGCTGATTATGGTGTGATAAAAGTATTTGACCGGTATTGGATGATGCATGGAGAAAAACCGAATGTAGTTGCCTTATTTTATGGCCATATAGACAAAGATATAACGATATGGATAGCGGCTCAAATAGCTAAATGGTATAATAATGCTTTGTTAGTTATAGAAAGTAATACTTACGAAAGCGTAGGAAGTGCAAGTGGTGAAGATGAAACAGAATTTATATTCGATACGATTTCAGAACATTATAATAATTTGTACAGTCGAACTCCTGCCGCTAAAATACGATCAGGAGCACCTATAAAATACGGATTCAATACTAACATGAGTACTAAACCTATGGTAATAAATAAATACATAGCTATATTACGTGAACATGGTTATGTGGAACGTGATGAAGAAACGCTGAATGAAGCCAGGACTTTTGAAACCAAGAAAGATGGTAAGACCGGAGCCAAGCAAGGAAAACATGATGATCGGATCATGGCCACCATGATTGGATTATTCATATGTTATGATATAGAAAATTTACCACTACCGGCAGAGATTAAAGCGGCACAGACAGCACATGTGCAGAGGACAGCGTGGTAAACCCATAACCCCTAAAGGGGGATTTAAGAAAGAGCGTTCTCCACCGGTTTTTTATTTAGCACATGATCAATTATCTTTCTATTAGCACCAGAAACTTTTTTGATATTACGTTTTATATAGGTACCTGCCATTCCGGGAGGGATACGTCCCTGAGCAATGTCGATAATCGGATCCGGAATATCTAGCTCACCCGCGATAGTTGCCCATGAGTGCCTACCCCAATATCCTGTAACAAATGAAAGAACATGTTTAAGGTTAGTATTCATACGTTTTTCCACGTTTTTATAATCGTCAGTCGTGTAATTATCCAAAAAATCGAGTAAGTATTTTTGTCCAGGATAACGATCGATAATTTGTTGCGCTTCCGGTTCTACGCGAATAACAATAGGTTCATCGGTTTTGATACGCATAATAGAAAGCTGACCGTTGCGGATGTCACCTTTACGCAGGAAAAGCAAGTCTTTCAGATTCATTCCACATAGAAAGAACGACAGGAAGAACAGATCAACATACCGTTGCACATCCGGAAAGACCGAAGTGTGTTTTTTAGCCGTTGCTTTGAGTTCCACCAACAACGCGTCATAATCTATGTGGAGCATATAACGCAAATCCTCCACGGTAATATTTCGGTGTTTGGTTTTTGCCTTTTTTATTTTGAAACGACGAAAAGGATATTTATCGAAACCAATGTAATCACGATCAATAGCGTCATTAAAAATAGTGCGGATAGCACGCAGGTAATTGCCACGGCCATTGACTGACATTCCCGTTTTTTCGCAAAACGTTTCAAAGTCTTTCAACCAGCCCACTGTAATGTCCGAAATAAACAGGTTTTGAACCTCACAGAACGTTTCTACCTTTTTAAGCATACAAACGTATTGTTCGCCGGAAGACTTAGACGAATACTGTAACAGGTGGTTTTCGACATACGTTTTGAAGTGAAGTATCATCCGGTCCTCACGATTCAATTCGTCGTACCCCTCCTCACCCGATTCAATAAAGTTTTTTAGTTCGGTACCGGTTTTAAATTTCGTTTTGATCAGTCCACGAATTTGCAGATCCTCCAACACATTTTGTACGTATTCAAGTTTCTGACCAATGAGAATGTTCATCATCGACGCTTTAGGAAGTCCGGTAACTTTACCCAGATGGAAACATTGTATTGGTACCTCTACACCGGTTGGAACATACCACGCCTGGTTCTGGAAGTTGAAACGTATCTTCACCGGGAATTTACCGTTTGCTTTTACATGTCGGGTTTCGAGGACAACAGTAATTTTCATACCTGTTAATTGCGAAAAAGATTTGGCGTTTTGAAAATTGTACAAAACATTTGGCACAGATTGACAAATAATGTCACTGTTTGACGTAGTGTTTTGAAAACTTTTTGAAAATGGTTCAATTTTGTGCATGAAAAAAGGTGATTTTAAGTTATTATGAAAACTCACAATCAACTAAAAATCACCTTTATAAAACTACTTTTGTAATGTGTCGGGGTAGCGGGATTCGAACCCACGACCCCCTGCTCCCAAAGCAGGTTTTAGTGATTGTAAAGCGTTGATTGTATGGTATAGACTACATATTGAATGTTATTTGTACAATAAAAGCTACAAAACGAATGATAAAATTTGTTAACCTTGAAAAAATATTGAAAATCATTGTACCAGTTTTTTGAGTAAATTTGCTATTTCTGTGAGCTGTATTTGCTGATTTGTAAGCATTTCGTGTACTTGTTTAGTAGTATCTGAAGGCATTTCTCCAAAGAGATAACCCACCGTAACCCCAAAAAAAGCAGCAGATTTCTCTATTTTGTCTCCCGGCATGAAAGTAATACCATTCAAATAGTCGTCCAGCGTGGTACGGGAAATACCCAGGTATTTGCAAAAAGCGGACTTGGTAACTTTGCGTTCGTGAAGCAGATTGTCGAGTATTTTTGAAAACATGATTAAAAGGATTGATATATAATAATTCCAATAAAAGATAAAATAACAAATAGAGGTGCCAGTAATTGAGTTTTATCTTTAAATAATATTGTAAACTGTGCACCCAGTAATACAGATAAGAAAATTCCGATTAGAACCAACCACCAATAAAATACAAAGAAACATTCAATAACACCCGCAATAAATAATACTCCACCAACATATTGAAAAGTGTTTCCGGTTTTACTTCCAATTCGATAACCAAGTTTTCTTGCCATACCCTCATAGCAAAGAATACATAAACTAAATGTGATAAAAGATAAATACAATATTAATTTTAGTACCATTATTGATATTTAT